GTTTTTTTTTTTTTGTCAACTCCACGAGAAACCCTGTTTTAAGGCGTTTCAGATGCTAGACGATAACTTTTATCGACTTCATCACAAAAACGCTCCACAGACGCTTGTAGGCGTCTCTCCGTTGATGCTGATGGTGCGTTTCGGACTAGACCACGCAACCAGACCGATGTATAAGCGGGGAGAACGGCTTTTCAGGGTCAGACGTGAAAGTTATCGGGTCAATCAGAAAAACGCGACAGACAGGCTCTTACACGCATTTCCGGCGATGATAGCAGCCAGATGGGAAGATGATAGTGACTATTCGTCTAATCGCAGGGCTGATTGAGACGAAATCGGGATGTGTGAGACGAAATGGATGCGATTATTGCATACCAAGCGATACGAATCGTACCAGTTGATACGAATGGTATGCGTTGGTATCATGGTATACCAATCTTCCCCCCTTTCTTCCCCCTCTTTCCCCTACAACCCCTATTACCCCCTATAATCCCCCTAACTCTCCCCTCAAACAAATAAATTGTTTGAGACCCCCACGCCGAAATGGTGCGACAACTGCGACAACCGGAAACGACAACCGGATGTTTCGCAAAGGTTCTTTCCCCCTACAACCCTCTATTTCCAAAAGTTATACCGTTAGCCAGCAGAGCAGACCGTAACCAGCATCTGCCGTTAGGATTTTTATTGGCTGAATATAGGCAGACCGTCCAGCTGACCTCTATGCTGCGTCACCCTCTATCGTCCGGCGCACCGCGCCGACCGGGTGACCTTCAACGGAAACAGAATCTGACCTATCACCATCTACGACTATTTCACATGGAGAATTGACTTCATTTTGTAGTCGGTTGGATATGTACAAATGTTGCATATACTATTCCTAGCAGAATGCTATGGATTGATCAAGATACCATAGTAAGTTGCTGGGGATTAAATCGAGCTGAAACAGACCGAATCGGATGATACGACTATTCCAGCAGAATAATCCCTAGATAGTTACTAGGATATATAAGCGTATATTATAATAAGTACGATTGGTATACGAATTTGGTATGGCTAAGCGAGAATAAAATTGACAGGTGTCTTGACATATATTGATTTTTGGGTGGTCTGATGGCTTAGCGACTATCGCATCTCCCTTCTTCTAAAAGGCAAACGACTATTTCACACAAAAAATACACGACTATTTGACGATATCCCGCAAGAAAGCGCCACGACTATTACTCTGCGACTATCAGCGAACAGCTCGTTACTATACTATATATAGGACTTTTAAACAGTGGCCGTCTGATGACTTTACGACTATTCCGCGACTATCGGCTACGACTATTTCAGAAGCTGTTACGACTATTCCAGCCGGAACGCTGCGACTATTGCTGACCTCTATTAGCTATCGGGCGAAAGCCCGAAAAGAGATGCGGCGACAAGCCGCCAGTGGTTCCGCGCCGCCCGCCGCGCCCCTGCCGCTGGACTGCCCCGCCGGGTGTTGGAAGCGTCGAGACGCCGCCGGGCTGGTACGGTCTGGGCTATGCTGCACTGTCTGGCATGGATCCACGACAGGGGCGCGCCGCTGCATCCTTATATACCTTATTATAATAGGGCGGCTGTGCTGGTCTGTACAGCGTCCGGCATGGCGGTGGTATCTGGTATCAATAGAGGTGCTGCGCTTGACGGTATGCCATCCGGCGTGTCGCAGGCGATATATAGGCGGCTTGTGCGGCTGCTGTATTGTATGCGCTGGAATGGTCAAATTAACGGAAACGCTACTGTAAAGCCCTGTAAAGGCTTTTGACGTTTTGGCTGTATAATTGCATGGATGGAATAAAGGCCGCTGTAAACGCTTGCATGTGGCTGATACGTTGCAGGCCAAAAAAGAAAAGCCCTGCACCCTCAGCAGGTGCAAGGCAAAAGAAAAGCCCCGCCAGCGTGGGCGGGGTTGAGAATTTTATTAGTGCCATTCAATCAAGCGTTTTGTGCGTTTCAGTCCTGCTAACGTATAATCCCCGCTGACATTATCCCACACACGGGAGCGGGTGTTATAGGCGTATGGATAAAGCGTTGTCTGATTTGCGCTATCCCAATTTACGGCGTGATGTACTTTTCCGGTTTCGTCATCCACATAAATGCTAAGGCCGTTGATTTCGTGCTCTGTATAGGTTTTCATAATGACACTCGCTTTCTGGGCTTTTTGCCCTTTTTTACAGTATATCATATCACAGGCCCCAAAAACAGGACTTGCAAAAATATTTTTGCCCTTTTGGGTAATGGGGCGGGGTTGCTTTACGGTGCAGCCCCGCTAAAGTGTCCGATCTGGTCATTTGCTCGCTTTAAACAGCGCCGAAAAAAACAAGAAGAAAAACAGAAGCGCGGATAATATCACAGCTTGCACCCCCTTATACCACGCTAAAACGCTTGTAGGTGGTTTTGCTGCTGCACTCTGCGTATACATCCGGGTGCAGCGTTTTGAGTAGCTTGCTATCTAACCGGACGCTTTGAACGTCCTTGTAAATGGCTTTTGCGGTGCCTTGCGCCATTTCTGGCGCGCCCTGCATCATGCAGATAATATCTGCTTTAATGCTTTCGTTCATCGCTTCAAGCTCTTCCAAAAGCCGCTTGTTTTCGCGGTATTCGTTTACCTTTTCTTCAAACAACGTCATTTTTACACCTCATTTAATAGCAAATGTATTCTACAGATTCTCAATATTCGTCATTTTCGGCGTTCCAAGACCGGATTTCGGCTTTTTTAATTCGTTTGATAACATCGTAGGCGTGGCCGTGATATACAGCATAGCGATATTTTACAGTATCTAATGCGCCAGCTTTAAGCAGCTTTGCACGAAATGCTTTTGTCATTGTCTTACCTCCTTACTGCTCTGCCCGGTCGTTGAGCCAGACCAGGCAGAGAAGAAAGCCGGATGCTATGCCACCCACATACCAGATTGCAGCCCATTGGGTTGCATCAAGTATCAACATATTACTGCACCCCCTTGCAATACAGGCCGTTGGCGCGGCAGATTTCGCGAATACGGTTGCAAGCCTGATACAGTGCGCGGGTTTGCACGTCAAGCCACGTTTCCCGGTTGTTGGGGTTGTTCATGCCGCCGTCGGTGCGCTTGAGTTCGGACGGGGTGCAGATGCGGGCTGCAATATCGGCGTTGTAGCAGATGGAGCAGCCGCCGTTGCTGTACTGCTCCCAGCAGCTTGCACCGTTGAGCGCCCACTTTTCAAGCTCTGCACCGTCAAGCGGCAGGCGCTCCATATTGTCTGCGCCCTCCTGCACATCGTCCAGCAGGTCAAGAGCGTATAGCGTGACGGCCTTGTTCCATGCGCTACGATCGTGGCGGGCGTTGAGCTCTGCACGGATGGTATCTGCAAGTGCGGTATAGTCGATGGTCTTTTTCATGGTTTTTGTCCTCCTGTTTTGGTGGTGGTGTAACACGTTCTTGTGTTGTCTATATAGTAACACGTTCTTGTGTTTATGTCAATGGTTTTGCACACATTCTTGTGTTGAAAATCGTTCATGTTTGAGCGTGTCCAAATCTGCACAGTTTCGGACACACTCCACGCCATCCAGCGTTCCGCCGCCGGTACGATCTGACCGGCGCGGGCGGTCTAGTATCGAGTGCAGGCCGGTGCAGCGTGTCCAGCGTCCGGGCGTGTGTGTCGTGCTTTGCATGGTCTGCCCTGCTGTCTGTGCTGTGCAGCCTGCCCGGGTGCGCTGGGGGCTGGGGTCTCCACCGGCGGGGTATACAGCCGCCGCCCAGCCCCGCCCGGTCAGTCCCGTCACCACCGAAAAAATAAAAAAGGCTCAAAAAAACACCCCTACCCCTATCTCAAGCTCCCAAAAATTTTCCGCAAAAATAAAAAGACCCCTACAAAGGGTCTGCGTTGTGTGCTATACTTGCCTTACAAGCCTTGAAAGGGAGGAATCTGTAATGAACCAAAAGAATGACAAGAACAAAGAAAAGAGAGAAAAGAACGAAAAGATTGCCGCTTCAATATGGGGCATTATTATCGGCGCTGCTCTTTTGGCTTTTGGTGTGTATCTTATGGCACATGGTATTTCAAGCGTTATATAAAATTTTGGCCAAAGAAAGGAAGAATCAAAAATGAGAAAGAGAATCATTGCAGCAGCTCTGGCGGCGGCTATGCTTTTAACAATGCCTTTGTACGCAATGGCTGCTGGAAAGCCAGATGAAATCGCATCTCCTGCTCAATTAGAAGAAACCAACGAAGATGGCACTGTGAGAATCAAAGAATCCCACAGCCATCTTGAGAAAAGGTATGAATACGGAAAGACGAGATACTATGTCTACTATGCGGTACTTGTTGAAAATACGTATCCTGACTACGCTGTTGACTTTGTATCGCTAAAAGCTTCCGTTTTCGGTTCTGACGGTTCAGTATTAAAAACCGATGAAGAAACCCTTGACTGGATTGCAGAGGGAGACTCTTATTGGTACGCTGGATACGTGTCGCTTGATTCTGAAGGTATTACTCCAACCAGAATGGAATATACCATTAGTGCGAATGAGCGGAATTTCCACAAAGCCAGTGCGTCCAATCAAGCGATTCGTGCCGGAGAACTTGCGGTCACGAATGTCTCTAAACGTGGCTCTGGGTATGATTTGCGCTATACAGGTCAGGTCACAAATAACAGCCAGTTCACAAGCAATTGGATAAAGGTCATCGTTATTTACAAGATGAAGGACACGGAAGGCAACGAAGTGCCGGTTGGTGGAGATTGCACATACATAACCGATGCGCTTCCTTCTGGACAGACAACAACGTTTGAACTTTACCCATTGTCCGGATTTACTGGATATAGTTCCTATGAAATTATCGCTTTGCAGGACTGACATATAACACAAAAAGCCAGCGGCTAGATGTTCTCTAACCACTGGCTTTTCTTATGGGCTATTTACGATTTAAGTGTTGGAAACATGATAGGAGCGCTGACTTCTTCCTTTTCCCTAAGAATGTCGAGCAAACAATCATTGTATCCCATTGAATAGCTGTCCTCGCAAAAATGTTGTACGGACGTTGCTAGCGCTACACTTACAACCTCTCTTGACCGCTTATCCTCTGGCATGATGATTTCTAATGTCTGATTAAGGATTTCATGGCTTTTTTCTAAAACGGCTTTGTACTCTTCGTTCTCAGCTTGTAGCCGAAACATTTCTTCCGAGTAGTCCATCAGCACGTCTCCATTCTAATCTGCTCACCAACAGGCAGATAGCCCGCTTCTTTGAGCTTGCTGTAAATGAACTTCTGACCGGCTCTTGTCCAGCGAGTGATTTCTTTCGTTTTGCCGTTCGGCAGCTCGATCGGGTGCCCGACAACATATCCGTTGCCAAGATACTTCTGGTAAGGAATCCACTGTTTGTTTACAGTATGTTGGATGCCAAGCCCTCTAAGAATCTGGTTCAGCTTTCGTGCGCTCATGCCGTAGTTCATGGCAATCTGCGTAGTAGTCAGGCTTTCATCAGAGAGCAGCATAGCCTTTGCGTAGTCGGAATCGGGCTTCATCTTTGCATTTTCCGCTTCCAAAGCCTTTACCTTCTTGCGCTCCGTGTCGATAACACTGTTAGCGGCGATCAGAGCGCGGCTCAACAGCATCTCTGTCGATTCAGGCTCCGGGTTGGTGAGCTTCTGCTCCATCTGATTGAAAGCATCAATATACTTGAGTTTCCATTCAAGGGCTTCCTTGCCAGTAAAGCCAAACGTGAGTAAACTGAACCCATCCCGGTTCATGAGGTACATCGGATATTGTTTGCCACGATTTTCAAACGTTGTTTCGTAGAACATGGATTTGGTGGCCGAATTTTCGGCCACGAGATTCTTGACGGCATCCAGAACGTGCTTGTGTTCCTTGCCGAAATGTTCTGCTACTTCACGACTGGAAACGACAACCTGTCCGTTCTCGCTGATAAGATTGATAGCATATTTAACCTTTTGTTCCATAAAAACTCCTATGGTTCTTGCGGAACAAGCCAATTCCTGCTATAATAAGGCTGGAACAGCTTGTTCCAGTGGTTTTGATGATACGTTCGCTGCGGTCGGCAAACTTTAGCGGACGTATCATTTTTCGTTTTCATCGGGCAGCGTATGGTTTTGCAGATATTCGGCAGCGGCCTTACGCATGAACTGGCTACGGCTAATGTCCAGTGTCAGGCAGTAGTTATCCACCTTTTCCAGCGTTGCCGTGTCCATGTTCACATTGGCCTGTTTGCCATTGCGGTGCTTGGTTAAAGTCATGTTCGTTCGCCTCCTTTCTGTGTGATAATATTATACCCCTTTTCCTTGTGAAGTAAATAATTTCAAACGATTTTACGATGTAATTTATAATACATACGAATTGCCGAAATTATGTTACTTTTCTTTACGTCCCGCTTCGTACCCTGCCCGGTAGTTTAGTTCGGACAGCTTGCCCAGAGCTTCTGCGTACTTCCTGTCCTCGCTGGTCGGCTCTTTGCCGTGTGCGAGAGTTTTCAGAAATTCTTCGGTTGTCGTGGGAAAGTTCATGTTTTTTTTGCTCCTTTCTATTGCAGAAGTGGTCTGCTTCTGCTATAATAATTGACAGAAACCGAGACTGCGCCCTTGGTTGCGCAGCTTCTGTTTTGTGGTGGAATAGGTCGTCAGTGCTACTTTGGTCGGTGGAGCTGACGGCCTATTTTTTATACCACAAAGGATAAATCCACTGTTGTTGGTCGATTCATCATGTGTTCTGCTGTCTTAGATTATAGACGCTTGGCATATAGTTGTCAACAGCCCAATTTGTATAATTTGTATCAGATATTTCTGATTTTTACGCATTCTAACGTAAATTTACGTTATTTAATAGTGCTTTTGTAAACGAATTAGTTTACTTTAATGGTAGTTGTCTGAAGCGTATTTTTCGATAATTCGTGAGGCTCTAACAAGAATATACAATGCGTAAAGCAACAAAAAAGTTTACCGTCCAATAATAGGCTTAATTATAGTAAAAAAAACATAAGAAGGTGTTGACATTAACACAAGAATGTGTTATTATTGGGTTGAAAGAGAGGTTCTGTAAAAATGGCAGAGAAGAAAAAGGGCGGTGCAACCAAAAATAAAGTCAATTCCGGGGACATTCTTCGCTCCGTTATGAAAATCAGAGGATATACTTCTGCATCTCTTGCAAGGCAAATGAAATATGAAGTTTCTTCTTATGTGACAAACCGTGTTAATGCGGATGATTTGAAGATTTCCACAATGGCGATGCTTTTGGAAGAAATGAAATACCAAATCGTGATTCAGCCTATTGGTGCTGATGTTGCGTCGGATGAGTTTGTTCTTAAAGTTCTTGAAAGAGATGGTGATTCTGAATGATCTACGGTTACGCTCGTGTCAGCTCCGCTGGACAGGCGATTGACGGCAATAGTCTTGAAGCCCAGTCGGAACTTCTGAAAGCTAACGGCGCACAGAAAATCTTTTCGGATGTTTACACCGGCACGAAGCTACATCGACCTGAATTAGACAAGCTGATGGCTGAAATTCAGCCGGGAGACACGCTGATCGTGGCGAAACTTGACCGTATTGCCCGTTCCGCTAAGAATGGTCTTGAACTGATAGACCAATTCATTGATAAGGGCGTTTCGGTGAACATCCTGAACATGGGGGTTATGAATAACTCCCCTACTGGAAAAGTCATTCGGACTGTTATGCTTGCCTTTGCAGAGTTTGAACGTGACATGATTGTTGAGCGCACCAGAGAGGGCAAGAAGATTGCCAGTCAGCGCCCCGATTACAAGGAAGGCCGCAAGCCCACTGAGTATGACCGCAACCTCTTTGATATTCTGTACGAACAGGTGGAAAAGCGTCTGCTGACCGTCACTGATGCTGCCAAACAGCTTGGCGTAACCCGCCAGACATGGTATCGGATTGCTGAACAGAACAGGTGAAAGGAGTAAGAGCCTATGACTTACGGAGAAGTGAACAATTACATTGCTCATGTTAGCGACAATGATTTGATTGCGTTGTGCAAGAGTGTTTACGAGTTTAAGAATGGAAACGGAGTGTTGGAACCAACTTCAACGCTCAAAATTCTTGCAGAAAACCTACAGTTTTCTGATGTAAGAGTGCTGGAATACGCCATTACAGAAGAAGCGCATAAACGATACAAGCAGATCGTTTTACTTCTTATGAAAGATGCTCCGGCACATTATTTGAAATGACGACATTTGACATTGTTCGCAACCTAGAATAAAACCGAATATTTGATTTTTGTGCAGTTGTAGGCACTCTTTACATTTTCAGGTAGGGGGCGCCTATTTTTTTATGCAACCAAAACAGTGTATTGCCATTATCGACAGCATCAAAGCGTATGCAAAGCAGAATCCGACAGAAGCACAGGTCTATGAGGACTGGTTTCAGGCGGTAGTGAACCTGAGAGATGCTCTTCCGCAAGACAAGCGGTTCGATGCCTACAAATACTCTAGTGAGCTGCGCTCTGTCTGTGCAGCCATGATGGGCAACATGAAAACAGGCGAGGACGTGGCGAAGGTCTATAATATTATCAGCCGGACGTACCTGTTTGAAGCAAAAGATGTGTTTGACAGCTATTGCATCTATCTTGAATGGAATCGTGCGCCGGAGAAGAAGTTCTATCAGCCGAGAAGAAAGGTGTTAAGAACCGTTGCGAACGCCCTGCAAGACCTTGCGGATGACAGATTGGATTTGCTGGCAATCTCGATGCCCCCCGGCTGTGGTAAGACGGCTCTAGCTATTTTCTATCTGACATGGCTTGCTGGAAGAAATCCAGACGAACCGATGCTCACAGGCTCTCACTCGAACAGCTTTGTTCGTGGTGTTTATGACGAGTGCTTGCGTATATTCGACAAAGACGGAGAATACCTGTGGAATGATGTTTTCCCGGACGTTGCCGTGTCGAACACCAATGCGAAGGACTGCCGTATCGACTTGGGCAAAAGAAAGCGCTTTGAAACGCTGGAATTTACGTCTATTGGCACTGGTAATGCTGGTCTGTACCGTGCATCTACACTTCTTTACTGCGATGACCTTGTGTCCGGCATTGAGGTTGCTCTCTCCAAGCCCCGCCTTGATAAGCTGTGGGAAACGTACACTACCGACCTTAGACAGCGAAAAATCGGTAATAAGTGCAAAGAACTGCATATTGCTACACGCTGGTCTATCCATGATGTTATCGGACGATTAGAGCAAAACTACGGCGATTCCGACAGGAACAGGTTTATTGTTATGCCAGCAATGAACGAAAAAGACGAATCCAACTTCGATTATGACTACGGTGTGGGATATAGCACAGAAACGCTCCGCAAGCAACGTGAGGTCATGGATGAAATGAGCTGGAAAGCGCTATACATGAACCAGCCTGTTGAGCGTGAAGGTTTGCTGTTCCCTGCCGATGAGCTGCGATACTTTAACGGAGTTCTGCCTGACGGAGAGCCTGATCGCAAGCTCATGGTCATGGATATCGCATGGGGCGGCGGTGACTTCACCGCCTGCCCTATCGCCTATGTGTATGGCGATGCCGTGTTCATCCTTGACCTTGTGTTCAATAATGGAGACAAGACCGTGACCAGACCGGAAGTCGTGGGCAAAATCATCCAGCACAAAATCAACGTGGTGCGTGGCGAAGCAAACAACGGCGGTGATGAATACTGTGACGTAGTGGACAGTCAGCTCCGGCAGCAAGGCTATCACTGCTCTGTTCGTAGCCAACGTGCTCCTAGTGGGCAAAGCAAGCTGTCTAGAATCATCCAGTATGCGCCGGACATCAAGCGGTTCTACTTCCTTGACGAGAAACACCAGTCGAAAGAGTACAAGGCATTCATGGAACAGGTGACGATGTTCACGCAGCTTGGCAAAGTTCCGCACGATGACGCACCGGACAGTCTGGCACAGCTTGCCGATGAACTTTACAACGGAATCAGTAAAATCGAGCCTGTCAAGAGGCCATTTTAATAATTCCCCTAAATAGCCGGGTGCGTAGGCATTAAAATTTGATTTGCCTATTGACATGGCTTACAATAGTACCAGGAAGATTTGCAGCTTCCTCTAAGTATTGCGTTGACGAGATTTTTAAGTCATTTTTACTCGTCATTTGTTGTGTAATACCTTCCTTTCTTACTCACCCACGACAGCTGCCTTTCTCTGTCGTGGGGATTATATGTTGCGTTTCCGAGTGGACGGAACGTTGTTTGTACTCCCCCAACTGACACGAAGCGGTTCAAACCCGCTACGCAGCACAACCATCCTCTTGCTTTGCATTGGATTTCTCTTTTGACACCTCACCGCTATTCCCGGCTCTCGATGTAAAAGGCTTTTTTGAATTTTCTCCTTTTGCAAAGAGCAGCGGTTAACCAATCAAGCCGGGTTTCTATCGCGGAGTGGAGCAGTCAGGTAGCTCGCTTGGTTACCAAGAGGTCGCTGGTTCAAATCCGGCTTCCGCGTCCGAATCGCAGTCAGAGCAATTGCCTGTCCGGCAAACAGAAAGACTGTGAAGGTTTTCCGGGGCGGAAAATAGCACGGCTGGAAGTGCGAACAGTTTCCCAGTAGCTTCCGACAGGTCTGTGCTCAACAGCCTGTTTCCAGAAATCCAACGAAAGGAGCGCCCATGCTAGTTAGAATCTGTTGCCCTTGTATCAGGCAAAACCCAATCTATAAGAACGTCCGCTGCAACCGCTATCTTGGCGAAGTAGACGGACGATACCATTTCAAGTGTGACAGATGCAAGGGCGTTATCGAAGGAGACACAAGGGAAGGATGGGTGAAAATCATCCATCCACCGGAAAAGTAAATAGCTTTTGAAGCGCAGTTTTGGCGCAGTGAGATAGACCTTAACAGGTTTGTCTTGCTGCGCTTTTTATTTTGTCAGGAAGGAGGAACACATGGCTGAGTATCAGATTGTAGTTGACGGCTTTTTAAATAATCCGCTGACCGGACGCAGACCGATTGAAACGCCGGAGACGGAAATCAATCGGGAGAACGTGCTGAAAGTGGTAATGGGAAAGGCAGAGCCTATTCATCTGCTGAACAAGAATGAGATTCGCTTCTTGCACAACTACTACTTGGGCAGTCAGCCTGTTCTCCTCCGCACGAAGGAATACCACGCTGAAATTACGAACCGCATTGTAGAGAACCACGCCAACGAGTGTGTGGGCTTCTACACAGGCTATATGAGCGGCACACCATGCTCTTATGTGCGGTCTGAAACGGCAACAGGTGACGGTGAGGAAATCGCACGGCTGTCTAACGCTTTACAGTATGAGGGCAAAGATGCGCTTGATCGGCGGCTCTGGCAGTGGATGTTGGAGTGCGGACAGGGATACCGCATTGTCCTCCCCGACAAGGGGTATGGCGGCAACTACCCGGACGAAACACCCCTGCTGGTGGACGTTCCCGACCCAGACATGGCGTATGTGATTTACAACTCTGGCATCGGACACAAGCCCATCGCAAACGTGCTGCACATCCCACGCAATTATCAGAACGACCTGAACGACCTGATTTGCGTATATACGCCAAACCAGTACTTTGAAATCGACAACGGTAAGGTCACAAAATCGGAGAATCATTCTCTTGGAATGTTGCCGATGGTCGAATACAAGCTCAACCCGGAGCGCATGGGTCTGTTTGAACCGGCTATCCCTGTTCTGGATGCCATCAACGACCTAGAAAGCAACCGTCTGGACGGTGTAGCACAGTTCATCCAGTCCATCATGGTGTTCACAAACTGCCTTGTGGACAAGGATGCTCTTGACCAAGTAAAAGAGCTTGGCGCAATGTGCCTGAAATCCACTTCTGGTCTGCCCGCTTCTGTCTCGCAGATTGCAAACGAGCTTGACCAGCAGCAGAGCCAGACCTTGCTTGATTCCATGTTGAACGTGTATCGCAGCCTGACTGCCATGCCTAGTGCCACTGGTAGCGAGAACGCAACGTCCGACAACGTGGGCGCAGTTATCGTCCGCAACGGCTGGAATCACACAGAAGCAAGGGCGCAGCAGTACGAGAATATGTTCAAGTTTGCTGAACGCCAAAGCTTGTCTGTGATGCTGAAAATACTGCGTGACACGGCTGGTTCTAAGCTGATGGCAAGTGATATCAACATCAAACTTCCGCGCCGTCAGTACGACAACCAGCAGAGCAAAGTTCAGATTTTTGCGCAGATGCTCGGTCAGTCCATTGACCCGCAGTTGGCGTTCACTACGCCCGGTCTGTTCCCTGACCCGCAGGCTGCTTACGAAATGAGCAAGCCCTTCCTGATTGCCGCTGGCAAGCTAGGCGAGGATGGCAAAGCTCCGAGACCGCAGGAGAAACAGCCGAAACAAGTCGTTGATGCCAACAAAACATCTGACGGACAGTCTGACAGCATCAATAAAGAAACAGAGGGCGAATAGCCCTTTGCATATTTCGGCAGGGAAGCCGGGATACAAATTTCGCAGCGTTGCAGGGAAGCAACGGTAAAAAAACGCAGGAGGAAATTAACGATATGAAACTCAATGTGTTGCTTGGTGATGCCTACAAAGAGGGCATGACCGCCGATGAAATCATTTCTGCGCTGGAAAAGGTTGCAGACCCTAACGCAGAGGTCGAGAAGCTGCGCAACGCCGTGACAAAAGCCAACGGCGAAGCCGCCGAGTACAAGAAGCAGCTCAAAGCAAAGCGTACCGATGACGAGAACGCCGCACAGGAACAGGCTGACAAGCTGGCAGAGATGCAGAAACAGATTGAAGCCCTGACTGCCGACAAGGAAAACCTCGTCAAGGAAAAGACCCTTGCATCTTACCGTGAGAAGTTCGTTGCACAGGGCTATGACGCTGAACTGGCTGGCAAGGCTGCATCTGCACTGGCTGACGGTGACATGGATAAGGTGTTTAAGTTCCAGTCGGAGTTTATGACCGCCCACGACACCGCTTACAAGGCTTCTCTGCTGAAGGATATGCCCACACCTCCGGGTGCGGATGGCAAGGACAGTTCTGACAGTGAGGGCGTGGCATTCGCAAAGAACCTTGCGCAGCAGAACGCAAATGCTTCTAAGGCATCGAGTGACGCAATGAGTGCTTTCCATTAACAAGGAGGAAAACATGAAGTTTACCCGAAACACGGTCAACGGAATCAACGATACCATCCTTGCTTCCAATGACTACACTGCCATTCCCTTTACCGTGACCGAAACTGCTGCGGTTAAGGCTGGCTATCCCATGACCAAAGCTGGCAAGAAAGCAACCTCTGCCACCGCAGATGGCATTCTGCTGTATGACGTTGACCCGGCAGAAAACCCCAATGCTTCCCTGCTGATTCGTGGCGTTATCGACACCAAGAAGGCCGCTGCAAGCTCTGGCTTCACCTACGATTCTGATGCAATCACCGCACTTAAGACTGCCATTCCCGGTATCTTCTGCCGTGACAACATCAGCGTGAACGCTTAATAGGAGGTAAAACAACATGGCACTGAATCTTAAGGAAGTCTTTGCCCCGGCTGCGATTGCCGCCTATTGGACGAATGACCCCACCAATGCGATGCCTTTCGCATCTGATGCGCTGTTCCCTGCAAAGAAGAAGGCTGGTCTTGACCTGAAGTGGCTGCGTGGTCACAAGGGCGTTGGCGTTTCCCTGATGCCCAGCGCATTTGACGCAAAGGCTACGTTCCGCACCCGTGAAGGCTTCAAGTTTGATGAGACCGAGATGCCGTTCTTTCGTGAGGGCTACCATCTGGGCGAGAAAGACCGTCAGGAAATCCTGCGTGTTCTGGACAGCAACGACCCCTACGCTCGCGACGTGATGAACCGCCTGTACGATGACACCGCACAGCTTATCACCGGCGCACGTATCGTGCCTGAGCGTATGATTTGGCAGCTTCTGGCTCCTACCAACGGCGTTCCCGGCATCACCATCAAGGCAAACAACGTGGACTATACCTACAACTACGACCCGGACGGCGGCTGGAAATCCACCAACTTTAAGGATATCAGTGGTGTCGCCAAGTCTTCTAAGTGGTCTGCTGCCACCGCCACCCCCATTGCTGACCTGAACGCTGCAAAGGACGCTGTTCTGGCAAGCGTTGGCGAGGTTGTGACTGAGGTGTACATGAACACCGCTACCTTCCGCAACATGATTGCTGCGGACGAGGTGAAGAATCGATTCATGACCGTCACCGCAAAGGCAAACGCCGTTCTGCTGGATGCCGAAGCACGGCAGATTATCGAATCTGCAACCGGTCTGACCATCCATCTGTACGACAAGATGTTCAAGGCAAATCAGTATAGTGCAAGCGAGAAGTATCTGCCTGACGGCATGGTGGTTGTTACCCCCGCTGGCGCACTGGGTAATGTCTGGTACGGCACTACTCCTGAAGAAGCCGACCTGCTGTCTGGTCAGTCTGGCGCATCCGTGTCCATTGTGAACACCGGCGTTGCTATCACCACCGAGCTGACCGTTCACCCGGTCAACGCCAACGTCTATGCTTCTGAAATTGTCCTGCCTTCCTTTGAGCGCATGGACGCTGTGTACTGCATCAAGGCTTACTAAGGCGAAAGGGGGAAAGCAGCATGGGAGACCAGTATTCTGAAGCGGCAGTCAAGCTGGGGCAGTACATTGCCCCTGCACTTGACCGTGAAGTCACGGACGAGGACTACCCACTCTTCGACCTGCTGCTTGATTTCGCCAAAGACAAGATATTTGCACAGGGCTACCCCTTCGGCAACAGACCGGACGAGCTGCCCTTGCAGTATCAGTCGTTGCAGATACGCATTGCAGCGGAACTGTACAACCACATCGGCGCAAATGGACAGACGAGCTATACCAATAACGGTATCACTCGTGTGTGGGAATCGTCCGATGTGGCGCAGTCCCTGCTTAACGAAGTGGTTCCGAGAGTAGGTGTTATTGGCTGATGTTCAATGGAAGCCCTCTGGACAAGCGTCCACTTTGGTATTCAAACCCCATCGGCGAGAAAAAACCTGTTGTGGACGAGTGGGGAAACGAGACTGGCGAATCCGCATACGAATCGTGGAGCGAACCCGCAAAGCTGATGCTGAATGTCAGTCCTCCTACTGGCGTTGCGGAGGCAACCCCTTTTGGAGCATTCACGGATTATAGCTATGTTGTCAGCTCGTCCAGCAAAAAGCGCAACACACCGCTTTATGAAGGCACACCCGTCTGGTTTCAGACGGAAGTTTCAAAGCCCTTTAATTACATTGTGGTCAAGGTCGCAGAACATATTACAGACACGTTGTATGCGCTGAAAGAGGTGGCTGCAAGTGAAAATTAAAGTGAGGTTGAGTGATGCCGGACTTCGTGATGCGGAACATCAGATACGGGAGTACGAGACCACCCTGAACAAAAAGGCGCAAGAGTTTGCAAAGTCGTTGGCTGACAAAGGGCTTGATGTAGCGAAAGTTCGCTTTGCAAATGCAGAATATGCCGGTAGCAACGATGTCTCTTGTCGTGTTGAGCAGAACGGAAACATTTGCACCATCATTGCCGAAGGAAAAGCAGTTGCTTTTATTGAGTTCGGTACAGGCGCACATCATAACGGATATGGCGGGCAACTTCCGCCCGGTGTCGGTGCGCATGGCTCTTACGGTAAAGGACACGGCGCACAACGCCGCTGGTATTACTACGGCGAAGCTGGCAATGCTGGCACGCCCGTCAAACAGGTGGATGGCAAAGGCCAGTTGAATTACACCGATGGCAACGAGCCAGCTATGGCTATGTGGGGGGCTGTTGAAGAAATGGCTTCTCAGGTCGAAGCAACGTGGAGGGAGGTCTGGAATAGTTGATTGACTATTTTAACTCGGTATTCACGGCTGTTGCCAAGGAGCTGCGAAAGCAAGTGCCCGGCATTTTTGTTACTGGTGAAATCAACGACAGCAACGTCAAAAAGTTTCCATGTGTGCAGATAGAGGAAAACAGCAACCTTCCGGTTCATCGGGATTCTGCAAGCCGAAGCAAGTATGCCGCAGTTTCCCTTCGTGTGCGTGTCTATTCCAACAAAACCAGCGGACGCATTGCAGAAGCCCGCTCTATTGTGAGCATCGTGGATTCTGTGTTGGAACCGCTCAATTTCTATCGAAAATCGTTTGCCCCGTTGAATGGGCTGTACAACAATTCCGTCTATCGGATTGATTGCAGCTATGGGGCAACAATCGGAGAGGACGGAATGATTTACCGAAACTAAGGAGGTAAACATTCTATGAGTACTGCTATCTCCGGTCTGAATACCACCCTGTACTGTGGCGACAGCGCAACCACTCTGACGAAGCTGTGCGACATCAAGGATGTGCCCGACCTGATCTCTGAGCCGAACCTTCTGGATGCCACCACCTTGTCTGACCCCATGCAGGTCAACATCTTTGGCATTATCCAGAGTGACACCAAGTCCTTTACTGCCAACTACAATAAGACTGACTACAAGAAGGTCAAGGAAGCTGGCTACGATGAGACTTCCGAGAGCAACACCGTGAAGTATTACGCCCTGAAGATGCAGGACGGCTCCGGCTTTACTTGGCAGGGCATGCATCAGGTTGGTCTGTCCGGCTTTGGCGTGGACGAGGTTGTGGAAATGACCATCAACTGCATCTTTACTAAGAAGCCTGAGTTCAGCGAGACCCTGACTGTCAATGGCGGCTAAACCGCAAAAATCGAATCAATCAAACCGGGCAGAACTGAACATCGGATTTGGTTCTGCCCCTATTTATAAAGGAGAGCATTTATTATGGCTGCTAAGGTTATCAACTTTCATTCCCCCGATGGCAAGAACACTTACGAGCTGACTTTCACCCGTGACAGCGTGGAAGCCACCGAACGCGCAGGCTTTCAGATTGGTCAGTACACTCAGATGACCAATCTGCTGTCCAACTCGCGCGCCCTGTTCTACGGTGCTTTTATCGCGCGGAACAAGGGTATCAAGCGCAAGGTCGTGGACGAGATGTTCCAGCACATCGAGGAGAAGGAAGACCTGATGGGCATTCTGCTTGAGATGTTCATGGACGCTTCCAAGTCTCTGCTGGCAACTGACACTGAGGACAAGACCGCAAAAAACGCAACGTGGGAGATTGTGTAACCGCACAATCTCAGGAATCAGACGGAGAGGGAGAATCGTTCTCCTTCTCTAAGCTGTTCCACGATGTAGAAGCCTATTACATCTCCATCGGCATGACCTACGAGCAGTTCTGGCACGGCGATGTCTGGCTGGCTAAGGTATACCGTGACGCAGAGGAGCTGCGAGAACGCAGAGCCAATGCAGAAGCGTGGAGAAACGGTTTTTACATGGCATCTGCGCTTTCCTCTACGGTTGGCAATATGTTCCGAAAGAAAGGGGCTAGATCTATCAAGTATATGGATAGACCGATTCCCCTTACTCAAAAGGAGAAGGAAGAGTATGAATACCAACGTGCTGCGGAAGCACAGGAGCGAATCAAACGCATGATGTTCTCCATGATGGAAAAGGATGGTGGTAGTGATGGCTGATGTTGATATTACAAGCTTATCCGTAGAAATCTCTGCGGAATCGCAGGGCGCAGAGATTAATATCGACAAGCTCGCTACCGCCATTTCTAATTTGCGGACAAAGGGCAATGTGACAAAGGTTGTCAACAGCCTTGATAAGCTGTCCGCTTCCATTTCTGCGCTGAAACAGGCATCTGCTGGAATGTCTGGGCTGGACAAAATTACCAGCTTTCTGAATGGACTTTCCAACGTCAACACGACCGCAAGCGCAAATAGCATCAACACGGTCGTGAATGCAATCAAGAAGATTCCTGCGGCAGTCTCCGGCTTGAACGGTGTGGATTTCTACTCCATGTCTGGAAGCATCACTCAGCTCACTAATGCTTTGGCTCCTCTGTCCATTCTGGACGCATCGAACCTTAAAGCTCTTGGTAGCGCTTTCAATGCGATCGGGAAGGTTCCTGACCTGACCGACAAGCTGAAAGCCACCGACCTCGATTTTTTTGCAAGTTCTTGCCAGAAGATTTCCGTCGCCCTTACTCCCCTTGCATCTCAGCTCGACAAGGTGGGCAATGCTTTTGCAAAGCTCCCTCCGCAGTTGAGCAAAGTGGTCACACAGGCAAACCGCGTGACCGCAGCCAACGAAAAGCAGCGTAAGAGCTATCTCAGCCTGTCCAATCAGATGAACGGCTTTATGCGGAACATGGCAAAGCTGGTGTCGTTGAAAGCCATTGCTGAGTATCTTGGCAACGCTGTTGCGAAGTTCAACGACTTCTATGAAGCGACAGACTTGTTTCATAATGCTATGGGCAATTTGAGCGGTGAAGCCGATACGCTCATTAGCAAGATGCAGGGATTACTTGGCGTTGACCCAACCAAAGCGATGACCTACATGGCTACTATTCAGAGCTTGGGTACTTCGTTTGGTCTGACAAGTGACAAAGCATACGTTCTGTCCAAGAACCTGACCCAGCTTGCCTATGACGAAGGTTCCTATTGGAACAAGGGCGTTGCAGAAACCTTTACCGCAATGTCCTCCGCTATTTCTGGCGAGATTGAGCCTATTCGCCGTTTGGGCATTGATCTAACTCAGGCACGGTTGCAGCAGGAGCTTCTTGCTTTGGGCTTTAACAAGCAGGTTTCTAGCTTGTCTCAGGCAGATAAGGCAGTTCTGCGGTACATTGCCATTATGAAGCAGACCGCCAACGTGCAGGGCAACCTTGCACAGACCATCCAAAGCCCTGCGAACCAGATTAAGATTCTGAAAGCGCAGTTGGATATGCTGGCAAAGTCTGTTGGATCTCTGCTCTACCCTGCCCTGAAATCCATTCTCCCCCCGCTGATTGCCGCTGTTCAGCTCATTCGAGAGTTTGTTGAGTGGGTGGCAAAGCTGATGGGTGTGAAGGTCGTTTTCACTGATTTCACCAAGAGCGCTGACAGCGTTGGTGGAATTGGCGATGCAATGGATGACACTGCCGATTCCACAAAAAAAGCTGCCAAGGCCTTGAAGGACTACACGATGGGCTTTGATGAACTTAACATCATCGACCCAACGCAGGGAAACTCTGGCTCTGGCAGCGGTGCATCTGCTGGCAACATTTTGGGCGATGTAGACCTGTCCGGCTACGATATGTTCAAGAACTATGTTGGCACATCTATTGATGAGATGAAGCAGAAAATCAAAAGTATGCTTCCTCTTATAGCGACTGTGGCAACCGCTCTTGCCGCTTGGAAGCTCACAAATCTTATTACGGATATTGTGGACGCTATCTCCAAAATGAACGCGCTTAAATCCATTGTTTTGGGGCTTGGCGTTTTTACGGTGGGTGTCGTTCTTGAGATTACAGGCATCAAAGACGCGATTGAAAATGGCGTAAATGGAAAGAATTTCGCCGAAATTGTTCTTGGCGCTTTGATTGGAACTACAGGGGCAACCATTCTTGGTAAAGGCATTGCACAGTTTATTGTAACCGGTTTTGGCAGTTCTGCTGTCGGACAAGCGATTAAAACTGCTGGTGGCTCTACCGCTGGTGCAATTATCGGCGCAGCCGTTGGTGGAATTGTAACTGGCATTCCCATGTTCGTGACTGGCGTTTATGACGCTGTCAAGAATGGTCTGAATAAATTGAATGGCGTTTTAATTCCTCTTGGCTCTACTATGACTGGTGCTGGCATTGGTGCAATTATCGGCTCTCTTGGCGGCCCAATCGGTACGGGTATCGGCGCTTTGATTGGCCTGATTGTTGGTGCAATGACAGACGTTGGAATTGCCATCTATCAAAATTGGGATAAAATCACTTCTCAACTTGATAAAGTAAGCGCCGAATTTAAACAATGGTTCGTTGGTGTCGGCGAGTGGTGGAATGAAAAGTGGGAAGGCTTTAAGACCAATTTTCAGACCGCGTGGGAAAGCCTTCCCGGGTTTGTGCAGCATCCCATTCAAGCACTCGACCAAGCCAGCGCAGGGCTGAAGCAGTGGTTCGTTGGTGTCGGCGAGTGGTGGAATCAGAAATGGTCTGGATTCAAGACTAACTGGGATAAATCGTGGAATAGTCTTGTCGACACCATAAAAAATCTGCCACAAAAATTTCTTGACTATGGCAAGAATATCGTAGAAGGACTTATCAATGGTATCAATAACGGAATCGAGACTGCCAAGAAAACTGTCGGCGGCCTTGCAAAAGCTATCATTGACAAGTTCACCACTGAGACTGATATCCACTCCCCTTCCAAAGTTTTTGAACAGTTCGGTATCTACATCGACCAGGGCCTTGCAAACGGTATCGCTGCGGCTATCCCCTACGTCACCACTGCTATGCAGGGCGTTGTAGATGCTGTGCAGGAGAAGGGACAGGCGATGATTGCAGCCGGTTCTACTCAGGCGACCAACTACGTTACTGGGTTCTTAAACGGTCTGGATACCCAGTGGCAGCAGATTGATTCCAGCTTGCAGAACGATTTTCTGGGCAGTATGAAGACGCTCGGCACTGCCATCGAGAAGGGCGATTTGCAGTCTCTTGGTAAGTGGGCGGCTTCCTATTTCTATCATGCGATGGATGATGAGCAGCGTGCGCAAATCAAGTCTATTGCAGAAAACAGCCTTACTTGGCTGACAAGCAACCTGAGTGGCGTTTGGAACAACATTGCCGGTATGGCTTCTAGCTTTATCGGTCAACTGGTTCCTTCTACCGTTGCGGCTACGACGGCGCAGACCGGATTAAATGTTGCAATGAATGCAAACCCTATCCTGTTCGTTATCTCTCTGATTGGGATGTTGGCTGGTGCTTTGTTCAATCTAGCCGGAACGAATAGTGATGTTGCAGGCGGCATTTCTTCCGTATGGGGCGGCTTGAAGAATTTCATGTCCTATATTTTTGAAGGAATCGTTCGTTTGCTGGGCCTGTTTATTCAGGGGTTCGTTAACGGCGTCAACGTTATGATTGGCGCATACAACCTTGTTGCTCAGCTCTGGGGCGGACAAATCGAATACGTGAAAAACCCGCTGTTTGAATACGCAGATAAGATTGCGGCAGCGGCAAGTCGGGAAAGCAGCCCTGCAGTTGATTCTATCGCTTCTGGAAACGTGGATTATTCCAACGTTCCGGGAACCAGCGAATATGAACAGGCGTCTGGCTCCGGTTCGTATTCTTCTAGCAGTTATACTCGGTCGGCAGAGCTTACCCCGTCTGAACTGCGTGACGCGGTAAAGGAAGGCTTCGTTTCCGCCTTGCAGGAATCCGGTTTCGGAGACACGGACAACGGAAACTTTACGGTTCGGGTTTATCTTGACGGTAAGGAAATCACTTCTGCGGTCGAAAAACGTCAGAGTGATCGTGGAATGTCCCTGATGGGAACGGAAGCGTACAGCTATTAAGGAGGCAACGGTTCTATGGCGAATATTCCAGCACTGGTCACAGTGAACGGTACGGCATTGCCCGAACCGTCCTCTTATGAAGCTACCACAAGTACTATTGTGGATTCTGGACGAAATACTCAAGGAAAAGTGGTCGGGGCCGTCGTGCGACACGATGTTGCAAAGATTTCGATGTCGTGGAACTACCTGACCGCAGCCCAGTGGGCAACCGTCCTTAGTTTGTTCACAAGAAACTTTTATTGCTCAGTTCGATTCTTAAACCAAGCAACAAACACTTATGAAACCCGGCAGATGTATGTATCCGACCGCACGTCTGGAATGTGGCGGCGAAACCCAAACAGCGGAAATGTAATGGGCTGGACTGGATGCAAATTGTCGCTTGTGGAGGTTTGATAAATGGAACACCCTTCGCAAAAATGGCTTGATAAGTTCAAGGAGACCCTTGTTCCTGAAACCTTTGTCAAGATTTCATACAACAGCTCGGAACCTGGAGTCCAAAAGGACGTTTCTGCTAGCTCGGATAGCCAGTCCTCGTTCAGTAATGTTGCTGAAATCGTAGAGGACAACAGCGAACACGAGCTGAAAAAGTATGCAACCGGAGAGACGAACTTGCATCTTCTTGATGGAACGTTTTCTCTCTTTCCGGGCTCTGGTTCCCAAGTGGATGTCGGTTACGCAAGTAAAAACATTGTAACGGACTCTTACCACCCCAAAATCGTTTTCACATTCGGAAAGCATCACACCAGACGGATTCCCGGCGTTACGATTTTGTGGTCTAGCACGTTAAACGAATACGCCAAAAGTTTCAAGCTCACGGCGTATTCCGATGGAACCCAAGTAAGCACCATAACCGTTTCAGATAACGTAGATGTTCGTTCTGAGGTAGACTGGGAGATATCTGGGTACAACTCGATTTCTCTTGAGGTACTTTCTTGGTGCCTTCCGAACCGAAGAGCGAGAGTCGAACAATTCATTGTTGGGTTCCGGCTTGTTTACAGAAAAGGAAACCTGATTTCCTTCACGCACGAATCAAGCAGAGACCCGCTTTCTGGCCAGCTTTCCAAAGACAGCATCTCTTTTTCGCTTGATAACAGTCAACAGGTCTGGGATCCATTGAACCCGCAAGGAATGTACCGCTATATTTATGAACGCCAGCTTGTCACAGTAAGCTACGGCATGGATATTGACGGAAAGACGGAATGGATCAACGGCGGGCAGTTCTTTATGTCCGAATGGAACGTTCCTTCAAACGGCCTTGAAGCGTCTTTTGTGGCGCGTGACGCACTTGGGTTCTTGATGAACTCCACTTATACGGGCAGAAAAAGCGGGAATCTGTATGATATGTGCATAGATGCACTCTCACAGCTTCCGGACAACACCGTTTCTTATTCGATTCCCAACGAGCTAAAAAACTATCCCGTTGATATCAGCAATGAAAGCAACTCCTCCTACAAGAACTCTGATATTCTTCAGATGGCTGCAAACGCTGCTGGGATGGCTCTTTACCAGACGCGAGGAGGAGAAATCCGAATTGAACGCCCCGTGTTCTTTGCGGATTCTTCTTCAGAAGTTTACGAGATAGACCCCATGAACAATTACCAGTGGCCGGAAATCACGTTCTCTTCCCGCCTGAAAAACGTATCTTGCAGCGTAAACAACACGACCCACCTTTACCCTTCCAGTTCCAGCATTGACGGAGTTACGCAATCCGTCAGCAACGCTTTGCTGAACGATTCCATTTTGGAAATTGGCAAAAACGCCATGACAGAAGCCTATTCCATCTTGTCCACTAGAAAAAAGGCGAGTTTGGAATACCGCGCCAGCCCTCACGTTGATGCCCTTGACCATGTGAAGCTGAACCATAATTTCGGTTACGCTTCGGAACTGTTTGTTACGAATGCAAAGTACACTTTCAATGGCTGTTTTAAGGGAACGCTGGAAGGTTATATACTTTCTGACGTAACTTCGGTATCTCTTGACCAAAGCTTGTTTTCTCTTCAATATGCCGAGTCTCGTATTTTAACCGCGCGTCTAACTTCTGCATCTATGGATTCCCCCTCAATCGGTTGGAGTGCGTCTCCTGCTAACATTGTGCACTTGGACGTCTTGACCAACATTGACGGCGTTTCTACTTGCCGCGTTTCGTATTCCCATAAAGGAACTACTACTGTTACGGCAAGCGCGGGCAATTCTTCTGCTTCTTGTCAGGTGACCGCAGAAGTACCTTATATTACGCTTAGCCAGAGTTCGGCAAACCTTTCTTGGAGTCAGTACACCGACGTTACCGCAACCTTCCACCCGACTGTTTCGAGTGCTCCGAGCATCAATTGGAGCACGAGTAGCGGAGCTGTTCGTCTGCAAGTTCTCAGCAACAGCGGTGGTGTTTCTACTTGTCGTATTTGGTGGAATTCCAAAGGCAGCGCAACGGTTACTGCAAGTGCGTTTGGAGAATCTGCAAGCCTGAACGTTTCCACTCAATCTTCTGCACTTTCCAATCTGCCTGATGGTACGATTGTTAAAATCGTGGAGAATGGCGCAGCGGTCGATTTCATTCTTGCGCAGCATAATTATCTTTCTGACCATAACGGCGCTGGCCGAACATTGTTTGTCCGCAGATATGGCTATCGCAAGATGCGCTTTAATAATGTTGGTAGCAATCCAAATCAAAAGTATTGGCTGTATGACCCTGCTTCTGGGGAGAATCGTTTGTTTTATTATTGGGGAAAGTACAATGGATTCTGGAATAACTACCACTACGGAGAAGGTACAAGTACCCCGCAGGGAGGGTTTGTTGTTCCTAGATACGATGATGGAGCATCTGAAATCCGAAATTGGCTTAACAATGATTACAAAAATCTGTTTAGCGCTGCCATGAAGAATTTGATAGGCGAAACTGTTCTCCAAAAAAAAGCAGGCAGCATATTTTTTCCGACTGATCGTGTTGCTGAAAGCGTTTTCCTCCTGACTTCTAAAGAACTCGGCATTGGTGGCGATGCATATAACGCAGACCCGAACAACGGTGGAAAACTTCCTGTGGCCCAGCAAATCTTGGATAGTGAAACAGAACTTTGCTGGACAAGAAGTCCGTTGACAGACGCTTCTTCTGATGGATTGAGCGGAGAAGATGCGAAACGTGCAGAGCACGGAGTTGTTTGTTGTTCTTACAGCGGGACAAGCAGAAGCATATGGGCAAATAATGAATCCGTTTTTGCTAGGCCTGCGTTTACTCTCCCTGACAATCTTGAGATTGACACAAATGGAAATCTGATGATCTGAGGTGAATAATAGTGGCAACATGGATTACTGATAGAACCTATAAAGATGTATCCAGAGTTTCTGAAATTTCAGAAAAAGGACGTTCAGGCACGTGGTCAGCAGACGAACAAGCGGAATGGGCCGCCGGCATGAAGGGCGCTCTAAGCTACATGGACTATAACCGCATTGAAAGCGGGATTCAAGAGATTGCGTCCATCCTGAATGCATCTGTTTCAGTCAAAACCGACTGGGATGTAAACGGTTTCCTGACTGTCGCAGATGCTTCCCGGTGGCTTTCCAACATCAAAGCTATTCGTTCTTTGTGCAGTGGCAAAAACGATACTCCCGAAACTCCTGCTTCCCTCAATTATCTGCATTATACGATTATCAACCAGGTCGAGGAAATTTTGCTCGATATCGAAACGATAGCCAACAACCATCTAATCTACTGCTCAGAGCCGGTCTGTGGAGGTGAGCCTTACTATGCACTTTGTTGACCGAGAAGCGAAGTACCCAAACCGATGGACAATGACTAAACTGGACGGCTTGTCCGAAGTCGTCACCCTTGTCCGCAATGACGAACCAATCGTTGAAGGCACTCCTATGAATGCCGAAACGTTGAACACTCTTTCAGATGTTGCAGGCGCGGACATTGCGAGAATTGCTGCCGAAAAAGCAGAACTGAACGCGAAACGGTCTGAAATAAACGCTGAAACATCCGCGCAAGAATCTCAGAGACAAGCCGAAAAGTCTGCTGAAAGCGCCCGTCTTGCAGAACAGAGTGCAAATAAAGGCGGCTGGATGGATTTCGAGCAGAAGAACGGCATTCTTTATATGGTCAAAAGCGATAGCTTGACCGAAATAAATATGCAAGACAATGGCTCAGGAATTTTGGAGGTGACGTTTGAATGAGCAAAAAAATCGAAATCGGCCCTTATAGCGCCTATGCCATTGCTGTAAAGTATGGCTATGTGGGCACAGAAGAGGACTGGATTAAAGCAGTCGAAGCAGCTCGAAAGAGCGCTGAGACAAGCGTAGCCAATGCAAAGAAATACTCGGAAGAAGCCGGGGCCAAGGCAGGTACCGACAAAACCCTGAGCATTGAGAACGCCCCTGCCGACGCAAAGGCTACCGGTGACGCACTGGCGGGGAAAGCAGACTCCGTCGTTCCACATGATCTTTTTATTCCAATTACGGGGTGGCAGACAGATACAGAAGTTGCAGAGTACCCGCATTACATTGACATAACAGCAGATGTTACGTCCACGACTGTTGTATCTGTCAGCATTGACCCTGCAAGCGCAGACGTTGCCGGTAAAGCTATGCTTGTAAACCCCGAAACACGAACCGGAGCTATCCGTATCCGTGCACACAACATTCCGACTGCGGAAATTTCCGCCCGGTGGTATCCCATCAAGTATGGCGGCCAGTTCTATGGTGACGGCTCAATCTACTCCAACTTCCTGCTTGCGGCACATCCTGTAGGCAGTATCTATCAGACCATCAGCCCTGAAAACCCGTCCGTAACTTTTGGCGGCGGCACATGGGAGCGAATCGAGGGCAAATTTATCATGGGTGCAAGCGATACCTACCCGGTAGGGAGTACGGGTGGTGAAGAAAAGCACACTTTGACTGAAAGTGAACTGCCAAATGTAACCGGTAACGTTGAATTTCAATCAGATGGAAACAGTCAAGGCATTGTGAATGGAACGGACGGCGTATTTACAATGGGCCAAATGGCATTGAACGCTTTTCAGCCAAACAATAGAGTATCTGAGGAAGGCACTGCTCGACAATTTATGATGTCTTTTGGCTCTAACTTACCTCACAACAACATCCCTCCCTACTACTCAATGTACATCTGGCGCAGAGTAGAATAACCGAAAGGAGAAACAATGGCACTAGGAGAACTCAAAAATGGCATTGGCCCTGATGCCTATGCTATCTATCAGCAAGTCCTTGCGGCGGTAGTCGAGCGAGACCACCCCGTGGGCAGCCTGTACATCAGCGAAAACCCGACCAGCCCGGCAGAACTTTACGGCGGGACGTGGGAGCGCATTGAGGGCAAATTTATCATGGGTGCAAGCGATACCTACCCGGCAGGGAGCACGGGGGGCGAAACGGAACATACGCTGACAAGAAGTGAGCTTCCGCGCATTAGAGAGCAGTTAAGCGGATTAACCGCGTACAACGCAAATGTAGTTGGAACAGACAAAATTCTTAGTCTTGTCGAAGAACCTACACGAAGCAACGTGCAACCTGGCAATAGTACAAAATACGCCTCGCTTATAATGTCACTCGGCGATAGCCAGCCTCACAACAATATGCCACCCTACTACTCTATGTACATCTGGCGGCGTGTCGCCTGAAAGGAGACCTTATGAAAATCATTGACAGCAACGGCGTAGAAATCGCCAGCCCCGACCTGACGAAAGGATACCTCAAGCCAGAGACCCAGACCATCCACCACGATGCTGTGGCGGGCGTGGAAGAGGTCAGCCACTACGAGACCATCCGTGAATATCCAAACGGGGGGAAAGACGTAAAGAAAGTCGTGGATGTCAAAGCTGTTCCGGCTCAGGATGCCTACGACGAAGAGGTGGAAGTGCAGCGGTACATCCTGTACACCGCCGACGAGCTGGCCGCGCAGGAAAAGGCCCGCAAGGAAGCAGAGGAAAAGGCACAGCTGCCCACCGCAGAAGAGCGCCTTGCCGCTCTGGAAGCGGCTATGCTCGACCTGCTGGCCGCACAGTAAGGAGGATACTATGGTTCTGTTCTATGTGACACAAATCAAGCTGCACCGCTTTGACGGCGCTTTTACCATTGACAACGTGCCTGACCGGTACAAGGATGCCGTGATGAAAAAGCTGACGGAGGAGGGTTTTTATGAGGTGGAAAGTGATGCTTGACTTCCTGCGGGATATTTTCTCTGCGCTCTCTCACGCTGCCGGTGACAGTGCCGACAAGGAAGAGCCTGCCCCTGCTCCGGACGTGCCCACAGTGGACACCGTGACCGGCTGGGACGGCGACCCGCCTTACCGCTATGTGGACGTGAGCCGCTATCAGGGTGTGATCGACTGGGCCAAAGTCAAGGCGGCAGGATACCGGGGCGCGATGCTCAAGACGGTGTCCACGAATCACAGCCTGTCCAGCAGACCGGACGGCCTGTACATCGACCCGACCTTTGAGCGCAACTACGCTGGTGCCCGTGCTGCCGGGCTGGACGTGGGTGTCTACTACTACACTTACGCCACCAGCGAAGCGATGGCCGATGCAGAGCTTGCCCTTGTGCGGCAGGCGGTCTACGGCAAGGAGCTGACCCTGCCTGTGGCGGTGGACGTGGAGGAAAACAAGCTCAAACCCATGAGCACCCTCGACCTCACCAACCTCACCGCCTATGCGCTGGAACAGGTGGAAAAGATGGGCTTTTACGCCCAGCTGTACACCTACACCCACTACTCCAACATGGAGCTGGACATGGGCCGCTTGGCAAGCCGTTGGGACATCTGGCTGGCCGACTACACGGGCAAGACTCCCGCTGTCGGCTATCACTACAACGCCCACCAGCACACCAGCAAGGGCCGTGTGCCGGGCATCACGGGCAACGTTGACCTCAACGTGACCACCGTCAACTACCCCCGTATCATCCGCAAGAAGGGCCTGACCCGTCTTCGGGAGGGCGCATGAGCGAAGCAATCATCGTAGCCATTATCACCGGCGGTCTGAGCCTGATCGGCGTGGTCGTCTCTAACAACCACACCGCCCAGAGCATGGATGCCAAACTGGACAAGCAGCAGGCTGTGACCGAAACCAAGCTGGAAGAGCTGACCCGGGAAGTCCGGACACACAACAATTTCGCCCAGCGCATCCCGGTGCTTGAAGAGCAGATGAAGGTGGCAAACCACCGCATTGCAGACCTTGAAAAAGAGAGAGGAGAGTAATACATGGCAACAATCAATAACCTTTTGACCGCACTTCCCGCCCCTGTGGCCCTTGTGCTCATGCTGGGCGGCTTTGTGTTTTACGCCCTGGGCTGCATCCGGCTGGGCTATGGTGCTGCTGTCAAGGGCACCGTGCTTGACCTGATCGAGCAGGCAGAGCACGAGATTCAGGGCACAAAGCGCGGCGCAGAGCGCAAGGCGTGGGTGGCACAGATGCTTCGCACGGCCCTCAGCGCCAGCAAGTGGGGCAAATTCATCTCGTGGGCCATCACCGATGAGACTATCGGGGTGATCATCCAATTTTTCTTTGATCGCATGAAAGCGGCGCTGCAAAAGCAGTAAGGAGGATATCATGGCAAGCACTACATACGCACACGGACGTTTTCGTGACCTCACGAAAACATACCATCTCGGAAATGCCAACAAAATGGTGACAAAATGTCACCGGTTTACCGTGCTTGGCAATATGGTGCGCAACGCCGGACAGCTGCCGCAGCCCTTCTGGCTCGGTGTTGCTTGTGGCGGCGGCTCGTGTAGTTCTGCCCGCTGCGCTGCAAGGACTTGACCGACAGCAGATGACCGCCGCCATCAAGAACGCACCGCTTGGGAGGGTAGACCGAAAGATTGCTCTTTTGCGGTACGTTGAGCGGCTCCCGCTGCCGGACATTGCGGCACATACACATTACAGCCGGACGGCGATAGGCTACCGACTGAAAAGCATTGAAAAAATGCTGAATGTGTGATACCATAATTTTAATTGGGTGCGTTCTCACGAAACGCATTGAAGCGGCGGGCTTTCGGGTCTGCCGCTTTTCTTTTTGCACGATTTGTGGTACAATATACCCAATAGAACCCGCCGAGCCTCTTAAATGCGTATCATGGCGGGTCATTCAAGAGCCAACTCCGTGCTCAACGGAGAATTAAAAAAGCAGTCGCCAGATTCGGCGCTGAACAGTCTCCCACTCGCCTACTTGCAGTGCGGCCATGCGGGAGACGCAATTTTGCCGCTTCGGTGGCAGGGCGATTACTCGCTCACTTATAATCCATCAGCTTTTAGGCTGGTGGATTTTGTTTTATTTTTACTAGTTTTGTCGAAAGCATTGCCATATATTGGATGATGTGATATCTTAGCATTGCACTCCAATGTGTGTATCCTTATAGTTAAGCGCTCATGCGGATTTTTCCGTGTGTGCGCTTTTCTTTTTTTGTCCTTCGTTGTGCCTTCGTTGTCTCTCGTTTTTTGCCAGTGCGGTACACTGAGCGCAATAGGAGGGATGCATTATGAGCTATTATCCGACACCCGGAGCGCCTTACGTTTCACAACAGCCTGTCAATCCTTATGGTGGCATGGGTACAGTTGGGCTTGCCACTCCCCTGCCCAACACGCAGATGCAACAGGCACAACCGCAGCGTCCGCAGCCGATGAATGGGCAACAGCCTGTTCAGCAGTCGGTACAGGACGGCGGTTGGTTACTGGGCAGACCTGTTTCCAGCAGAGAGGAATTTTTGGCAATACCGTCTGACCTGTACGGCAGACCAACCTACTGCCCAGACTTGCGCAGCGGCGTGATCTACTGCAAGCGGCTGAACCCTGACACCTGCGAATCCTATGTGCAGGAGTTCTACAGCCCGGAAGCATGGCGGCAGATACAAGCACAACAGGCACAGCAGACCGCTGCACCGACACAGCAGTATGTGCCCATTGAAGAGTATAACGCCCTCGTCCACAGGCTGGATGAACTGGAAAAGTGGCAAAAGAGCTTTTCCAAGCCCACTGCCACAGCGAAGAAAGGAGAATAACAATGTCCTCTCCGTTTGATATGATTACGCACAGCCCTATCATGCAACTTGCGAACCTTGCTCGTGCCGGGCAAAACCCGATGGGGCTTATCCAGCAGTTGAGCGGGCAGAATGCCCCCATCATGCAGGGCTTGAACTTGATTCAGGGCAAAAACGAAACGCAGCTCAGGACGATGGCGCAGAACCTCGCAAAAGAGCGGGGCATCGACCTGAACCAGCTGGCAAGCGTCCTGAACCTGACGCTGCCCCGATAACGCATCCCTCTAAGCGAAACGCTTCTCAGTTTTGCGGACTTGATAAAAACCGCTTTATTTGGCTTCGCCCATCGCATACGGCGGTGGGATAGCATAACGCAAAACTGAAAGGAGTTTTGTTATGGACGATTTTGCAACTGGCTATCTGGCTGGGCAGGACGGCGGCAATAACAACGGCGGATTCTTCGGCAACGAAGGTCTGTGGGCGGTTATTATCCTCGCCATCATTTTCGGCTGGGGCACAAACGGCTACGGTCGAAACGGTGGTGACAACGGCATGAACAGCTACATCCCCTATCTGGTCGGCACCGGTGCAACTGGTCAGGGCGGTGCAGACACCCGCGCGGCTTTGTCGGAGGGCTTTTATCAGCAGGATACCTCCCGCTCTCTGGCGGGTATCCAGAGCGGTATCTGCTCTCTGGGCTATGACCAGCTGGCGCAGATGAACGGCGTCAACGCCAATATCGCAAACGGCTTTGCAAGCGTGAACAACGCTATCTGTCAGCTCGGTTACCAGAACGCACAGCTTGTGAACGGCCTGGAACGCAGCGTGTCTAACGGCGACAACGCCATCAGCCTTGCCATCATGCAGGAGGGCAACGCACGGCAGGCAGGTCAGACCGCACTTTCCACGCAGCTGGCATCTTGCTGCTGCGAGAACAAGCAGCTCATCGGCGACCTGAAGTACACCATTGCACAGCAGGACTGCGCTACCCGTCAGGCTATCGCAGACAACGCCCGTGCCATCGTGGACAACTGCAATGCCAACTTCCGCAGCATGATGGACTACTTCACGCAGGATAAGATTGCCACTCTGACCGCTGAGAACCAGAGCCTGAAGTTCGCCGCTTCTCAGGATCGTCAGAATGCGCTTCTGACCACCGTGATGTCCCAGCAGACCGATACCATCCTGAACCGGGTCAATCCTCGTCCGATTCCCGCTTATCAGGTGGCAAACCCCAACGTGGGCGTGAACTGCTGCGGCTGCTAACCTACACACTCCCCGATAACACCGGGTGAACCATCGGGGCAGGGGTAAGACACCTCTGCCCCTGATTTTTTAGGAGGAAAATACTATGGCTTGCAAAACAAGCTGCAAACTCTGCCCGCACTTGGTCATCAGTCAAGCGGTCACATTCGCCAATGATACGCTGACCATCAACATCCCTGCCGGTGCATACCAGAACGGAGAGAAGTATTGCATTGTCGTTGCTCAGAGCTTGCCGGACACGACCACTATCAACGCACCTGTTGTCATTACCATCGGCGCAGGCACGACCGCATACCCTCTGACCGACTGCAACTGCGCTCAAGCGACCGCCGAGAGCATCCACACCCGCACCCGCTACGCTACCCGTGTGGCAACGTCTGCAACCGGCACCGGCACGTTTAAGTATCTTGGCTGCTTCTGCCGTTCCCACGCAGGCGCACCTGCGTCCATTTCCTAAGGAGGTATAGATTATGGGCAAGACTAATTTTCGCCGCATGATGATGCTCCGTGACCACGACAAAGACCGTGAGCCGGAACGTGACCGCCTTGAGGAAGAACGTGACCGCAGGGAACGTGAGCTGGAACGCCGTCTGCGTAAGCTGGAAGATGGCAATGACCGCTATCCATACTATCCGCAGGAAGAGAACCGCTACATCGACCCCTACCCTATCCCCCGCTACCCTGACGTTGAATACGGACGCAAGATGCCGCAGATTGGCTTCTCGCAGAACGGAGACTGGGACAAGCGGTCTGGGCAGTATGAGCATGGCGGTGCGGACAGCCGTTCCATCAAGATGCCACGCAAGCACCTCACCCACGATGAAGCGGAGGAATGGTGCGACAGCATGGTGAATGCTGACGGCACTAAAGGCTGTCACTGGACGCTGGAACAGACACAGGACGTTGCCAAACAGCGCAATATTACCTGTGACCCGAACGATTTCTGGGCTGTCATGAACATGATGTACTCGGATTATTGTCAGGTCGCAAAGCGCCAGTCCGTTGACACTCCGGGCTTCTACGCTGACATGGCAAAGGCGTTCCTTGAGGACACGGACGCTGTGGACGGCAAGGCGTATCTCTACTGGGATTGCATTTCTGATAAGTAAAACAGAACCCCTACACGGTTATAATTCCGCGCAGGGGTTTTCTTATTTATAGAGCAAATTTTCTTTCCACGAAAAGTTTTTGCACCTTTGATAATATTGTTTTGGCTGCTTGTTCAGCTTGCATCTTGCTTCGTTCCACAGTAGCCCTGTCCAATATTCGCAATGTTCACATTTGATGTTTGATTTCTTTTCTTTATCAATCGGTTTCTTGTTCATGTCGTTTCCTTTCTCCCATGTGCGGTCATTGCGGCTACACAGGGGGTTATTGTTATCTCCAAATCATAAAGCACTTATTGTCTACGCAATCTTGAAGGATTTCTTTGAAGTCTTTGAACTTTGCGGGATTTTCTCTACCTGCATATCCGTAAATAATGCTATCGTCATAATCACCTATAACTTTCAATATTTCCTTGCAGGCACCGTATCGGATTTTTCCGTCGCAGTCCGATTGATAAAGGAAATCTGCAATTTTAATCGGAAACATTTTGCTTTCAATCAATCGTTCCGTTTCGTCATTGTAAGATTCAAGAGCGTGTTCTTTTTCGGGAGATGGCATATCGAGAATGTCATCAAGTTTTTTATAGTGTTCTCCGACTTCCGAACCAAGAAGTTCTGCAACTTTCGCTCTTAACTTGAAAAAGCCGAAATAGCCCACATCCATTTCACGCCCAGTCTTTTTGCATTTTATGGTTACGCCCATGTAATTCCTCCTTTATCTCCGATTTTCTGCATAGTGCTTTTAAGATTTGGCACATCTTCTTCCGGCATTTTACGTTTGATACCAATAATCGCCTGCGTAATTCCAGCTTTGTTTAACTGATTTACTGACTTGCGAAACACAAAATCAATATTTGCGTTCGCCTTAATTGTTCCGTCATCTTCAAGATAACAGTTCGGAATCCATACATTCTGATTGCTATTATTGATTTTGAAACGCTTTGCTTTGTAGCAACCGTAGTCCTCTCTTACAATCAGTTCAACAGGAATGCCCTTGTAATACTGCGTGTCAGTATTGTACTTTTCAGCCAGTTTTGCTTTACGTTTTGTTACCTCTGCATTTATTTTGGCTTGTTCCTCTTTGCTTCTGCGCTTGCGCGGCTTGTATGTACGCATTTTTCTCCTCTCACATAGATTATTCTTCTTTGATGTGCATTAGTATATACAACGGAACGAATCTTTTCCAACTATAGAAGTGTTTAGGATAGCGCCTAACAAGATACCAATCGCCAAACAAATGGAAAGTTATGTAGTATTTTGCAATTCTTGCAACTCGCTCTTGTTTCGTCATATTAATTCCTCGGCATATCTGTGTAGTACAGCTCCATATCTGCCTTGTACATATCAAGCTGTCTTTTGCTATCCACAAGCGTGTTAAAGCTAAATCCCGCTGCAAAAGATATGGCGATGGATAAAATCAAATGCGTTGCAGCCTATTTACCAGCAAAGATAAACGGAATCTGAACTGCTACGGCAAAAGCATCGAACAAAAGAACGTAAATGCCATGTTTAACCATTTTCTGTAAACGGATAATGCTTCCTTCGTAAAATTCCTTCGACCTCATCATACGTCAATCCTCCTAGAACTCAGCTTTTATCAAATGTCTTCCCACCATTCTGAAATATCTCTCGAATCAATTTCCAGCTTTGTTGTGGTCTCACGAAAACAACCGCATGAATTATCCCAAAATACAATAACAACATCCGTTTCTTTCTTAATCTCATACCCATAACGTTTATGAAAATATAAACTCAAAAGATACGACCTCCCGTTTTTGAAGTATTCTGGAATTGGTTCGTCAATAATACTGACCCACATATTTCCTCCTAAATCTTAATTTTTATTTGTTAAGCAGTTCTTTGACGTAAAGCGTCTCAAAACTTTTCAGATGAGGATATTCATTTCGAGCCATCCTCTCTGCCTGTTCTTCAACACTCAAAATGCTTTCAAAATCATCATCTACATCAACAACATAGCACATACATTCATGGTCGTGCTTTTCGTTCCACCCTTCAAAAAGAGCAACAAACTTTTTCATATTGTCAATCCTCCAAAAAATCTTCCAGTTCAGTTCTTTTCACCCAATACGAACTTTACGATCTCTTCAATTTCTTCCAAATTGATGATTATTTCATCCCATCCTGCTGAATGCCCTCTATCGTAAGCGTACTCCCAAATTTTTGCCGCTTTATTTTCTGAAATCCCAAAACCGACTTCTTCTTGAATCGTCTTATAAATCTCTGCGTAGATTTCATCCCTGCGCTTCATTTTTTCTTGATTTAGTCGCTTAACTTCATTGTTGTAATCATCGTTATTCTTTTTTGCTTGCTCTTTGTTCCACTTCACCGACTTATCTTCATCAAACACAAAATTTGATGGAACTCGCTTAAAACCATAAGGCTTGCATCCCATATTTGCCATTGCTTCATATTTCTGCCCAATATCAGTCCACACGTCATTCATCTAAAAAATCCTCCAATTCAATCTTTCCGTCTGCCGCTGCAACCGCTAGAGCGTACACAAACTGCCCGATGGTCATTCCGTTCCGTCTGGCTTCACGGTTGATGTACTTGCGTTCTTCCTCGCTCATAAGGATGGTAATGCGCTTAGAACGCTTGCCATCCCCACTTGCAACGCCTTGATGCGATTCCGGCATCGGGATTTTTTTCTTTGTCAAGCCAGCTTCAGCCAGTGCGCCGGGAACATTGCCCTGTTCAATCAAACGCTGCACTTCTTTTGCCTGTTTCAGCTTCTTCGGCTTACCTTCGCCTAACACGGCATCATTTGGCTGTCTTTCGCTATCTTTGGCATGCTTCGGCTTAATACTACTTAACTCCGCTTCACTTGGCTGTGCATGGCTGTCTGTGGCCTCACCGGGCTTAATTGGTGCTTGTTCGGCATTATTCGGCTTCGTTTGGCTTACTTCTTCTTCCTTTGGCTCGCTTCGGCTTAATGTCTGTTCCGAAAAAACAGGCTGGAAATCAAACCCGTCAAGCAAGCCTGTGGATTTTTTGCTGGTTGACTTCATTCTTCTTCGTCCTCCATTTTTGCTCCGCAACAAGCACAAAATCTTGTCTCGCGGTACATTTTCGGATAACGTGCAATTTTATAATGGCAGTTTGAGCATTCGAGCCAATTCCAATGCTCTCCATCCTCGTCCACTCGATGATGAGCTTCCCACTTTGCCGTTTCTTTCGGCTGAATTTCATCCATCGATTTTACATGGCGAATCACATTTTCTAAAACATCGCATACATTTGCTATTTCACTGCGAAATCTTGCTTGGTCAGCTTGGTTCTGCAAATAGTAATTTACGAGTTCTTCAGAATCAATGAGTCTCATTGTTATCCCCCTCTACAATTTTCTTCGCCAACGCCTTGAAATCCTCTGCGCTAGTACTCTTAGCCGTATCGCCACTAAACAGGCTGTGCCGCTCTGCCTGTGCCTTACGAACGCCCATAGACGGTCTAATCTTCACATCAAGTAGTCTTGTTCCCATGCTTTCTGCAATCACAGGAAGCTGCTCTACAACCTCTTTTGACAGGTTCTCACGGCTCTTGTACTGGTTCAGAAGCAGACCTTCAATCTTCAAGGTCGGGTTGAAGTATCTGCGAACGTCACCAATGGTCTGCGAAAGCTGGCTCAGTCCGGCAAGCGCATATCGGTCTGCTGTAATGGGTACGATGATGCTGTTGGCGGCGATCAGAGCGTTTACAAGTGCAAGACCGAGCTGCGGGGGAGTGTCCAGCACAATGTAATCATACTGCTCAGATACGCTTTCAAGGGCTTCTCGAAGCCGGAAGTTCTTGCCTATGTCCCGGACAAGCTGCTCGTCAATGTCCTTCAATGCACTGTCTGACGGCAGAATGTCACCGGCTTCGCAGTGCTGGATTCCTTCTTCTACCGTACCCTGCTGGGTCATTACATCGAACAGGGTGCACACGTCCTCTGTCTGTGCGCCGTAAGTGTCCGTTGCGTTGCACTGGGCATCGCAGTCCACCAGCAGGACTTTCTTGCCAAGCAACTGCAACGCACCAGCCAGACAGGTGCTTGTTGTGGTCTTTCCTGTGCCGCCCTTCTGGTTGGCGACAGCTATAATTTTTGCCATTCTATCACTCTTTCTTTATTCGTATATCGGCATTTCTGCCCACGCTACCACTCTTGCACTAAAGCAATCGTCCGAAGAAATGTTCAACCTCTGAAACGATGTGTTTACAAACTCGCCTTTTTCAATAAACGCTGCAACTGTGTTTGTTGCCGTTATAGATTCATCTTTCAGATAGATCGTTTTTACAGAACACAAGAACCGACCTTTCGTTTTTTCAATGATTTCTGGTGTTGGCATCCCATCATCTTTAACGGAATACCACACAATTTCCTGCTTCTTCATACCGCTCCTTTCTGCTTTATCTGCTCGCTGTGCTCATTCTGCATAATGCGTTGTATCTGACTACTTCAAGAAGCTATCGTCAAACGTAGCATAATCGTCAATGTCTGCTTCTTTCAAAATTGAGTACATATAAGCGCCGGGGTCTTTTTCAATCCTATCAAGTCGCTCACTGACAAGAATCCTGTATGCATTCTCAATGATGTTCACAACAGCTTCTTTTTTCTTGTTAGGCTTGATGTTCGGATACTTCTCCGGCAATCTCTTTGCCACCAGTTTTGCAGTCAAGATACACTGGCTTTTAGACATCTCCGGCGCAATAGATGCCCAATCCACATCCTCATATGCGCCACTGCGGGGCTTTCTGGCAGGTCGTTGGCTCTTTGGAACATCTTTTAGCTCTACGCTTTCAACCTCGTTAGCTTCCACGTCTATGACTGGCTCATTAGACTTGAAAGCTACATCGAACTTCACAGCAACCGCATTGCGACCTCTCATGACCTTGTCATATTCAACGCACAGGTCTGATACTTCGTTTATTTCAGCTACCGCAATATCAATGACACGCCGCCTAAGATGCTTGAACTCTTGATAGCTAGGTTCTCTTGCGCCAAGCTGTTCCCTTAATCTATCCAACGTAATTTCGGGCTGGCTCACGCCACGTCCGATGAACTCTCGGAGAATTGAATACAGCAAAATGCTATACTGCGATTTCATATTCGCTGTGTAGCGCAAGCGATACTTGACATATCCACGCTCCGCAATGTCGAAGAAAACAGGTTGCAGAAGCGGATTGCAACACAATGACACAGTAATATTCATCAAACTAGGTTCAAAGTTTACCGTTGCTCTACTGAACAGGGGATACAAGTCAAACGAGCCTGAACCGTCACCTCTAGGAACTTCAACGGAGTTGTCGATGAAATGCTTGACCTGCGCTTTCAAATTCCTAGAGTTGATTTTCAACCCCAAAAATTCGCAATATTCTTGTAACGTAAACTGAACCGTTGAAGTTTCGGGGTCTCTCGGATTGATACGGCTAAGATACACTTCAAGCAACCGAAGCTCTCCTGCTGTATAATCAGTGAACTTTGCCCAAACAAGCTGTCGGCTCTTTTCAACCAAGTTCCCGCCTTTAATATCAGACACTCTTATCACGCCTCCTCTCGTATAATAGTATATCGCAAACAGGTGTACAAGTCAATAGTTAACGTACACCTGTTTCCACTTTTTGTACACCTAACCGTCCACATTTCGTACACCCATTTCCACAATCTGTACACATATATCCATTTTTTGTACACCTCTTTACATTATATAAAACAAGACTATTAACAAGATTATAAAATAACTTCTACTAATAGCAGAAGAAGAAAATTTTCCACAAAATCTTTTCTTTTTCTCTTGAAAAGTGGAAAACACAAAGCGAATACTGCTAAATAAACAGATGCTTAACATCCGAAAGGTTGAAACGCTTAACGGTTAGGTTTACCTAACGTGTACAAAAAGTGGATGAAAAACTTTTAAGCCGGTGTTATGGGGGACGGATTAACAAGCTGCTCAATCGAAACGAATAAATTAACGATGACTCGTTATTTATTCCGCACGAATGTTGTCGATTTACAGCCTATGGGGGACGGATTGACAAGGCGAATTTGCCCGATAGGTGTACAAAAAGTGGATGAACGTGGACAAAATGTTCTTCAAAAATTGCGATAATTCGACAATCAGCGCAAAATACTTTCTTCGTTGATGGTATAAGAATCGTTTCGCTTCATCGCCGCAGCTTCCCCACAGTCCTGTGCCTGATACAAAATCTGCATATTGGGTTGTGTTCCGTCTGGGTCTGGGTCGGTTTTAGTGGCCTGTGCCATTTCATAATGACCTGTGACGGTGCGGCAGACGGATACACGATCACGCAAAGTCGTGTGAAGGTTGGCTACCATTTCGCATAGAACGGCAAGGTAATCTGAGCCGTGATTACCATAAATCAGATAGCACAGCAGGTCAATTTCTTGCGGATGGGCTTCTTTGATATGCTCTATCAGCGCATCTCTCTTTCTCTCGGTGCTGGCATCGCCAGCCAGGCTTTCCAATAATCCGGGATGCAAACAAGTGTCTATGTACGGCTTGGCCGCAACACCGCAGCACACAAACCATTTTATGATAGTAGAAGCATCTGGGGTCATTGTTCCTTGCTCATAACGAAAAATGGATGTCCGCCCTACACCCATTTTGTTCGCAAGCTTCTGTTGGCTAAGTCCGGATTCTGCTCTTGCCATCTCTAACGCTTTTGCCACTCGTATCCTATAATCATCCATAAATACCCCTCTTTCGACAAAATGATACAAAAGCAAAGAAATTCAACTGATATATTGTTCAAAACGTGCAACAATAATTGAAAAAATTCGCTGTTTCATTGAAACAGCGAGATGTGGTATAACTGTATTGTCAAAAAATTCCAAATAGAAAGGAAACACAAAATGAAAGAAACTGTAATCTGGAACCATGAACGTATGCCGATCATCGACGGAATGCCCGCCAGCGTTACCGATGGGCAGCCACACACACCTGAACCATGGGAGGAAAGCTGATGAACCGAACCGTAGACGCTCTGATTATTCCATACACTCGTAGACGGACGCTGGAGCTTGTCCTGAGCCTTTCTGGGTACGAAGCTGATAAAGATGCTTACCTCGAAGCGAAAGGCATTCTAGAACGTGCCGTAGCCGCCTTAGACGATGGGCGCGACCCGGCAGATAACATCGAACGCATTGACGGACAGCTCGTAGAGCTGTGATTGGAGGAAAGATGGATAGGCGTTGTCCCTTTTGACTTGAACGCTCGTGGCTTCCCCGATGAAAAGTAACGGATGTGAAGAAAACATTCGATTTTTGCGAAGTTGTTCAAATTATATTGACTACACAACCAAAAGATGTATAATCATATCAAATGAACATTCGTATTTACTGATCGGGAGGATATGCTGCAATGAGCGAACAAGAAAGAGCTAAGATTGACAGGTTTATCGCATGGCTGTTGGAACACCCTGATAAGATTCCGGCAGCAGAGCAAGCCTTAGAGACCTGGAATAACAGAAAACCCCTTGCGCAGAGCTATACCAGCCCGGCACAAGGGGTTTTTATTTTACCGGGTCAGAACCACTTCTTTTTTCGGTTTCTACGGTAACGATATTTTCTGCTGTTGCCATATAGCACACGATCGTTGCCTTTTAGCAAGGCTTGCATGAACCAAAAGCAAAAGGCACAGCCGCACAACAAGTAATACACGGGCTTACCTCACATCTTCTCGATCAGGTTCATCAGAGCTTCACGCTGTCCTTTCGGCATAGATTCAAGTTTTCTTCTAATCCGCTCCACTGCTGCATCAACTTCACTTTGCGGCTGCTTGGACGGATTTTCTTTTTGTTCGCCAGTGAGCAGGTAGTCCACAGTAACGCCAAAGTATTGTGCTAACCTTGAAGCGTTATCAGAAGACGGCTTTGGGTCTTCGCCTTGTTCATACTTCTTTTTCCAGTAAGACCAAGACGATTTCGGCAGTCCAGCATCAATAACGGCTTTTGTCGGTGCAACATTCTTTGAATCGCATAATGCGAGGAAGTTGTCAAAAAACATATACTCAACCTTCTGTTCTTGTGCAAATTGCCGAAGTTCAACAAATTGAGCATAAGCCCTTGTAATGTTCAAAGAATTGTGCTTTAATAGTGCTATCAGGTTCAAGAAATTGAGCACAATTCCAATCGAATACAAGAGCAATGATTAAATGTTTGAACTTTGTTGACAACATTATATTATCACACTTTTAGTCTTTGTTCAAGTATTTGTACAAAGAAAGGGGAGAGAAAATTTGCGTCCAGAGTGGACGGGGGATGTTATTGGAAAACTTCATGTTCATGGGCTGTCTATTAAAGAACTTGCTGAGAGCATGGGGTACTCGCATGAATACCTAAGCGTCATCCTCAACGGCAAACGAGAACCTACTGGTATCAAAGAAAAGGTTGAAGATGCGGTAAACAAATTGATTGAGCAGAGAAAGGAAAGTGAAAATGGCAAACATTCAAGTTTTTGAATATCAGAACAACAAGGTTCGCACAGTTGATGTGGACGGTGAAGCGTGGTTCGTTCTGAAAGACGTGTGCGCTGTGCTTGGTATTAACAATAATCGCATGGCTGCTGACCGATTAGATGATGACGAAAAGGGTGTCAGCCTGATTGACACCCTTGGCGGCAAACAGGAAATGGTAATTGTCAACGAGAGCGGTTTGTACCACGTCATCCTCCGCAGCGACAAGCCAGAAGCGGCACCGTTCCGCAGATGGGTCACAAACGATGTGCTTCCTGCAATCCGTAAGACCGGAAGCTACAACGCACCGCAGCTTACCCGCTCGCAGCTCCTTGCAACTGCGCTGATCGCAGCGCACGAAGAGCTTGAAGAGAAGGACAAGCAAATTAAGCTTTTGACAGCTGACACAGAGCGCATGAAGCCAAAAGAGATTTTCAGCGATGCAGTAAGCACCAGTCAAAACAGTATCTTGGTCGGCGAGCTGGCGAAGCTGCTCAAACAGAACGGTATCGAAATCGGCGAGAAACGGTTGTATGCCTGGATGCGTGAGAATGGTTATCTCATCAAGCGCAAGGGTGCTGATTGGAACAAGCCAACGCAGCGCAGCATGGAGATGAAGCTGTTCACCATCAAGGAAACGGTCATCTGCCACTCGGACGGACATACCAGTGTGAACACCACCACAAAGGTGACTGGCATCGGTCAGGTCTATTTCGTTAATCTCTTCTTAAAGACGGAGAAGAACAAGAAAGAGGAGGGCTGAACATGGAGAAGATTATCACATTAAAGGTAGACCTTGAGCACCCGGACGACGCAAAGTTCGCCATTGACAAGGCTGTGGAAGCCTACGAGCAGAACAAAAAGCACTGGGAAGATTTTGAACTCAACGAAGCAAAAAGCAAAGCACGAGATATTTTGTACGGCCTGTGCAACCATGGTTACAGCATGATCTGGACGGTCACTGATGGCGCTGTTGGGCTGACGATTTGGTTGGATTTTAAGGAGCCTAGCGTTGGTCAGTGCTATATGACCGAAGAAGGGCTGAATGATATCTGGGTCGAAAAGCTGGTTGCACTGTGCATTGCCACAGGTCGGGAAGTCCCGAAGTTCATCACAGACAAGGCTGGTGAGTGCTGGTGACGAATTTTCGCAAGGCGCAAAGCCGAAAACGCAGACTGAAGCTGGCAATGGCTGCTGGCGTGTCCAGAAACGATGCCAACAAGGTGCTTTGGATGGAGAAATCCATCAACCAGTGCTTTGAACGCCACAATCGGGAAACCAGACTGAAAGAGGAGATGCGGCGTGGAAGAAAAGTACTGTGAGCGCTGCGGTGTCTTTCTTGGCCTTGTAAATCCGTGCAAGAAATACTGTGAAGAATGTAAAATCATTGTTCGCAGAGAACGGCAGGCTCTTATAAAGAAAGGAATCAAGGCTAAGCAGGAACCGGCTTTATGCGCTTGGTGCAAGAAGCCAATGGTTCGGAAGGTCTGGTCTCAGAAGTATCACCCTGAATGCGCAGCAGATGCAAACAAGGCTTTGACCAAAAAGTACAAAGCCAAAAAACAAAAAGAGCTGAATGAGCTAAAAGCATCTGGTGAGTTCAAAATTACTTGGGATGTGCAGGAGCCAGAACGTGCGAGACCTCAAAAGCACGAGCCTCCAAAGTATACCGTGCGACAGATGAACGATGCCGCAAAACGATACGGCATGAGCTACGGCCATTACAGTACTTTACTTGCACAGGGAAAGGTGAAGGCCCCTGATGAACGGTAAATACTACGGCAAGCGGGAAATCCGCTGGCACAACCGGGAGAAAGACCGCTTGGAACACATACATAATAGAAAGGGTAAAGATGAAAGCACTTGTAGAAATCGTCCTGATCTGGGGAATCGTCTTGGCACTGATTCTTGCAGCGTTCCTGCTGAACTTCTGGCTGGTGCATCATATCGAGCTTCTGGTCGGAGCTAAAATGACCTGGTACATTATCGGGATCAGCGCTCTGATGGCCACATGCTGGGTTTTCAGCACAGGTAAGAAAGCATGACGCTGGAAGATGCAATGAAAGCCAGGTACTTCAACATCAACGACCTTAGCCGTAGATCGGGAGTATCAAGGCCGACGATTTACAGCATCTTGGGCAAGCGAAAGAAGCAGAAAAGTTCCGTTCGGGTCGATACGCTTCTAAAAATCGCAAAGGCCTTGAATGCAAAGATTGCCATTAGTGAAAACAAGCCAAGCGGATTTGATGTTGTCTTAAAAGAGGTGAAGAGAAATGAAAACTGTTAAAGGCACTGTATTGTGCTTTATAAGCATATCCATCGCCGTTGCAGCACTTGGATGTGGAAACGCCATCAACGGTGCTTCCAATAGCTGGGGGATGCTTGGATATGCGCTGCTGTCCGTCTCAATGCTTTTTACTGCTTTGATTCTCGCTATTATCGGCGTTAGCGCGGAGAATGAGCGTATTGAACGTGAAAACCGTAAGATTAAGCGAGTGGCCCACCACACCAACGAGTGGAGGGATGCTCAGTGAAATGCCCGATGTGCGGACAGGAAAGTGTTACGACCGTTGACACTAGAAACGAGGACGATTGCATTATTCGCAGAAAGCATTGCTTGAATAAAGAATGCGATTACCGGTGGTCTACCATTGAAATCGACACAAGCCAGTGGTACTCAGCTCTTCAAATCCAAGAGCACAGAAAACAGAGAGGACGGCCCAGAAAGAATGATTAGCGTGAACCTAGATAGATTCGGTGGCGTGACCGAGCCGGAGGACGGCGTGTACTTTATGACCAACAAGCAGATGGCAGAAGCGAAAGAAGCTGACCGGCTGGCAGCGATTAAGGACTTGCAGTCTGAAATTGAGGACAGGGAAGCAGAGCTGAAAGACCTCCGTGCACAGTTGGCAGACCTGATGGCTGGTTGATTTTGTACAGCCAAGTTAAGCCAAAGTATGAATAATGAAGCCTAATGAAGCCGAAGAAAGGAAAGAAAATGAGTAAATACAAGAAAGGAATTAAGCACTGCGAAAAGTGTAATAAGCCTTTTTCAGTGTTTCCGAACAGCATGGAAACTCTTTGCGCAAGCTGCAAAAGGAACAACTTGGAGGAAACGCTTCGCAAGAACGGTCACGCACCGCAGCACACGCTTGTTAGGAGCTTTTGTGACAGCCTTAATGAAGCGTTTGCTGTAGAAGATGCCGCAAGAAGGGCTTCGTGGGACGAGAGCACAAGCATTGAGAAAACGTGTCGTGACTGCGGCAAAGCATTCAAGGTTTCTCGTGCAGAGCGCATTTTCTTTGAATCGCATAACATGGCACTGCCCAAGCGTTGCCCGGCTTGCCGTAAAGTGAGGAAAGAAGCGAGGAAGGAGAACAACTGATGGATAACAGCAAAATCCATGAAGCTCTGATGGCTGTTCAGTCAGAACTGAAAGCCCCCAAAGGGCAGATGAACAAATTTGGCGGTTACAAGTACCGTTCCTGTGAGGACATCCTCGAAGCGGTCAAGCCTATCTTGAAAGCACATAGCCTTGTGCTGTGGCTTTCTGACAAGCCTGTTATCGTTGATAGTTGGCACTACATCGAAGCCACTGCAACAGTTGAATCGCAGGATGGTGCTACCTACACGGTGACTGCATACGCTCGTGAGCCTGAGTTTAAGAAGGGCATGGACGATTCGCAGATTACCGGCACTGCAAGCAGCTACGCTAGAAAGTACGCTCTGAATGGTTTGTTCTGCATTGACGATACGAAGGACGCTGACACGGACGAGTACCAGAAACAGACCACAAGCAGGTCAAACAAGCCTGTGCAAAAGCAAGCGGAGGCAGAAAATATTCCTCCGTGCGCTTGTTGTGGAAAACAGTTGCAGCCTGTCCAGTACAACAATCGAACTGTATCACCGCTGGAAACAGCGAGAAGCACAAAGAAACGATTTGGGCGTGTCTTATGCTGGGAATGCGCCCAGAAACAGCCGAAGGAGGGCTAAACAATGCTCAACTCTATCGCAATTCAGGGGCGTCTGGTTCACACACCCGAAGCTAAGGTCACGAAGTCCGGGAAGGATGTTTGCACGTTCAGCATTGCTTGTGACCGTCAGAGTGGCGGTCAGAAGGAAACCGACTTTTTCAACTGCACCGCATTTGGCAATACGGCGTTGTTCGTTTCCAAGTGGTTTCAGAAGGGCAGCCTGATTCTGGTGACTGGTAGCATCCAGACCCGGAAGTATACCGACAAGCAGGGGAACAACCGCACCGCAACGGAAATCATGGCGAACAAGGTTGACTTCTGCGGTGGCAAGTCTGACAGCAAGTCCTCCGATAAGGCGCAGGATGCACCGCAGAACTACTCTCAGGGCAACACGGACGACTTCTCTGTGATTGACGACAGTTCTGATCTCCCTTTTGACTAACGGTTACGCTACCGGGACAAAAGGCGAACCGCCTACCTTATATAAGAGCTGCGCTATCTGGCTGGACGGGCGTTTTGGAAAGATGAAACACTTGGGCGACATTACAAAGATTCACGGTGACAAGATAGAGCCTGTGGACTGCATCACATTCGGAAGCCCGTGTCAGGATCTGTCCATTGCTGGGCGCAGGGCAGGGCTTGCGGGAGAACGGTCTGGGCTGTTCATGGAAGCGGTTCGGATTATAAAAGAAATGAGGTCAAGTACAAATGGACTGTATCCAACTTTCGCTGTTTGGGAAAACGTGCCAGGAGCATTCAGCTCCAACGGAGGAGAAGATTTCAGAGCCGTGCTGGAAGAACTTGCCCGCGTTGAACAGCCAGACGTTTCAATTCCTCGACCTTCGAATAGGGGGGGCAGATGGAGCAAAGCTGGAGCAATCGCTGGAAACGGATGGTCTCTGGCTTGGCGACAGCTTGACGCTCAATATTGGGGAGTGCCCCAGAGAAGAAAACGTATCGCTCTTGTCGTGGATTTTGCAGGTCAACGCGCCGGAGAAATACTATTTGAGCGAACGAGCCTGTCAAGGCATCCTGATTCGCGCATCACGGCGTGGAAAGAAATTGCCGGACTTACTGCAAACTGCCCTGCTGGAAATGATGGAGTGGTGGGAGCCGGGCGCGGCTGCAAAGGCGATGGAGATGCTGATTGCAGAAGAACAAAAACGGATAAGACGGGAGAAGCTGGCCGCTCTGAACGAGAGGAAAGAACTGATAAGAGAGAAAGCGGAGAAGCAGCTGCGTACTCTCTTAAAATCCGCTCTGGCTGTGCCGGAGGAGGAAAGGGCGCGCTTGTGCAAACAGAAAAAGTCGGGACGATATCGACACTCCAAGACCAGACGATTTTCCAGCTAGTGCAAGCCGGGGAGATAATCCCAATAAACACACAAATCGCTACAAGACACATCTCGATGGGAGAAAAAACAGGTCTTGGAGTCGGAAAGAATGGAGACCCGGCCTTTACTCTACAGGCACGGCATGAACACGGCGTGTGCTATTGCATTGCGGGAAACATTGTTGACAGAGCCGATACGGCAGGGGCGAACGGCTTGGGCGCAAAAGAAGAAGTGGGCTATACACTGAACACAATCGACCGTCATGCAGTTGCGTATTCCATAAATCCGTTGTCAAGTAACAGCATGAAATCGGCAAATCCGTACAGCGGGTTCAATGAAACAGGTGTAAGTAAAACGCTCGACTGCTCTGACGCAAACCCAACGAAGAATCAGGGAGGACTTGTCATCGTTCAGCCGATTCCGATTCAAGACAAAACAGGAACTCTTTCGCCAGGCGCTCACGCTGGAAGTTACAATGGACAGGATGCTTACAACGATATGCTGGTAAGGTGCAGAGTTTTTGACGCAAGAGGTAATGGAAATGGAAAGACGGTTCCGACCATTACGGGAGACCACGAAAGCAGAATCACTGATTATACAGCCATTGCGGTTGAACACGCTGGCTGTTTGACACCGTGGGATGTTCAGAGCCGCAGGATTTTTTCTGAATACGGGAAATGGCCGGCGTTGTATAGCGGAGAAGGCGGCGGACATGGATATGTGTTTACACTCCGATGGATTGTTCGCCGTCTAACCCCTATGGAATGCGAACGTTTGCAAGGATACCCGGACGGATGGACGGACATTGGCGAATGGACGGATAGCAAAGGAAAGAAACACAAATACGCTGACAGCCCACGGTACAAGGCTCTTGGCAACTCAATCGCTTTGCCGCAGTGGTTCTGGTTGGTGCAGAAGATGCGCCCTTACCTGAAAGAAAAACCTACGCTGGGCAGTCTGTTCGATGGCCTGGGCGGTTTCCCTCTGGTCTGGCAAAGAGCATACGGCGAGGGAACCGCACGCTGGGCAAGTGAAATCGAAGAGTTCCCGATGGCTGTAACAAAAAGGAGATTTGGCGAAGAATGATTACTTGTTGTCTCAACTGCACATCACGCCGAACGGCTTGCCACGACACTTGCGAGAAGTACAAGGCAGAGAAGAAAGACTTCGAAGAGCGCAAGGCGTTCGTGCATGAGCTGAACCACAGCCAGAGCGTGTACCACCGCAACTACGAGGACAAGCACCGGGAGCGTGGCAAGAAGCGGTATCTCGGAAGTGAATTTAGAGGTGAACGATAAATGGGAGCGTTTATTGCAAGACAACCTAATGGCTTGCTGTGTCGGTTTTCTTCGGTTGTAGATTGCATTACCGACTACAACATGACGGAAGATGATTACATCGAAATGTGCGCCGAAAAGGCACGAGAAGAAGCGAGAGATGTCCTTAACCATTATATTAAGCCGTTTGAAATGGTTGACAGGTGTTTCTTTCCAAACAACATGACTACTGAAGAGCACAAACGGATTATGAAGGAAATGGAAAAACCTGTTGACAAAGCAACTCATATTCCATGAATTTAGAGGTGAACGAGGATGAGCAGACTTGTTGACGTTGAACCGCTGGAAAAGTACCTAGCCGGGCTTATCAATTTGGCAAGGAGAGATGAAGTTGGCATTCGATTTCCGTCTGTTGATGCGTGGAAAGCCGAACTTGAACATCTGCAAGAGCTTCCGACGGTAAATCCGACCCAAAGATGGATTAGCGTGAAAGATTCGCAACCAGAAAAAGACGGAATCTACTTTGCTGTATACAAATTTTGGCATTGGGACGATTGTGTTTCAACGAGAGAGTTTAAGGACGGAAAGTGGACGGAAGAAAATAATCGAGGAAAGGTAAGGCTCTGGATGCCAATTCCGAAAATCGTGAACGATGAAGATGGTGAAGAATAAATGAGCAGGAAATACGAGCCGGGTGAACGCATCAACTCGTTTGACGAACTTATAAAGCAAAAGTTCGTATTTCATCGAAAACAGCTCATAAGCAGAGGATGGTTTTCTAACTGGCAAATTCGATATGCCCTGCAAGAAATAGCACAAGGGAACATACGATACTCAAAAAGAGCGAATGCCAAGCACATTGTGGAGGTTGAGGACGTTCTTCAAGTTCTCGGTGATTCGTATGGATTTGGTTCTGACGAGTACGAAAGCCTAAAGTATCAAATCGAACGGATTCAGACGATTCATAATCAAAGCGAGGATGACGCATGAACACCGGCAAGCAGTTTGAAACAGACTTCAAAGCATCCGTCCCATCCGATGCGTGGTGCTACCGCTTGAAAGACAGTGCTGCTACTTACTACGGCGGCAACGAGAACCTGTCCTTCTCCATCGACAACATCTGCGACTTCCTTGTGTACCGTTACCCGATGAACCACCTGTTCGAATTGAAAACCATTGAAACGCCCTCTATCCCTCTGGAAAAGGTGTTCGGCAAGTACGACAAGGCAAAGTGCAAATACCGCAAGGAAAAGCACATCACGGACATGGTGGATGCAATGGGGTACAGTGGTCAGACCGCCCATGTGATAGTCAACTATCGGGCGGTCAACCGCACCTTTGCAATCCCTGCCAGCAAGGTTCTGGCGTTCCGATACAATGAGAGCCGCAAGAGCATCCCTTGGCAATGGGCAGAGCAAGAGGGGATAGAGGTCAAAGCAAAAAGGCTGCGTGTCCATTGGCGGTATGACGTTGATTGGCTACTAAAGAGATTGGAGAAAGAGCATGAGAGAAACGCTTAAGTGTGATAGATGCGGGGAGACGTATCCTTTATACAAATATAACGACTTCACCGACATTGAGATGGACGATTTGATGGAGGATAACAATGTTTGAATTTGTAACTCGCTGGCTGGTCTGCCTAGTCCTGCTGGCTGTGGTAGTTCAGTCCGAACGGACAATCAAGAACATGGCGAATAGCCTGTTTGAGGAACGGCAGGCAGTGCTTGTCTGGCTATTCGTCAACGTGTGTCTGGCCGTTTGCACGGCTGTTGTGATGGGGTGGAGGTAAGTATGGAAATTCGTGAAGAGCGTGACAAGAAGAGAGTTCGTTTTGATTCGCTAAAAGAAGGAGAGCCGTTTTACTACAACGGCGAACTTCTTATGAAGACAAGCGAGGTTACTGACAATTCTGGCTTTTACGGTGGCACTACATATAACTGTGTGTCGCTCCGTCACGGTAGGATTATGGAATGCCATGATGATACAATGGTTGGCATTGCAAGGGTTCATATCGAAAAGGAGTACTAATGGACAACGAACGTTACTGCCCGATGAAGCTAACCAGCAATCCGCTTGGTCGGTGCGTCTGCGAGAAAGAAAAGTGCGCTTGGTGGCGACATTTGGACGGTTGCTGTGCAGTCTGGCAAATCGCATGGAAGCTAGACAACATCGAAGCAAAGATGAAGAGGTGAGAGTGTGAAACTGGTTGATGTTGACCCAATCATTGCGGCGTGGAAAACTGTTGGCGTTGACAAAAAGAATGAAGCAAAGTCGTTTTTGGATAGCAAAAACTTCATCGTATACATACAAGGACAAATCAGAAGTAGCATTGGAGATGTGTTTTTAGATTTAGCCAACGTATTGGAAAAATCTGAGCCCGCCAATATATGGTTTGATGCCAAGAAAGTTTTACCAGAAAAAGACAAAGAAGTTCTCGTAAAAAGAGAAAAGTTCGGCATTGAAATTGCATTTTTATCTTATGACGGATTATGGCAAGAGCGCGACGAGTACATTGTATTTGGAGATGTAACTCATTGGGCGTATCTTCCAGAACCGCCAAAGGAGATCTGACACATGGCAACGACAGAAATGAAAAAGCGAATTTACCTTGTTCTCGAAACCGAAGCGGACGAGGATGACAATAGCATTCGCAGCGATATTGAGCAAGAACTTGGAATGGCCACGCATTATTTCAAAACATGCTCTTATAGCGAAATCGGGTTTGATGGCTTGTGGAGAAGCACATTCGAGCAGCCGCCTAAGAAAGAAGATGCAGATGAAAACGGCTATGTGATGGCGATTGCTGGGGCGATCACAAAGTCCGATTGCGTGGGTTATCCATATAAGTGGTTGTGGAATGTCGTTGCAAAGCATCCATGCGCATACCCTGTTTGGAAGCCTATCAAGGAGGTCTGATACATGGCAACACCCCCGAAGCGTGGTCGTGGGAGACCGCCGCTGACCGAAGCTGAAAAGAAAAAGCGTGAGAAGCGGGCGCAAAAGGCAAGAGAAGAAGCCGCTGCGAAGCGTGAGAAAGAGCGTGAGAAGAAGAAACAACAGATGCTTAACAAACGGAAATCTATCCGCTCACAGGTGAGTAAAAAGGTGAAAGAACAGCAGGAGTTGGCTATCGAGAAGTCAAAGATGATGAACACAGGGGATTTGCAGTCGAGAATCGGCGATGAAGAGGACAAGAAAGTTGTCGGCATGATTGCGGCAAAGTATTTTGGCGACCTTCCGAGCGTGGACATGAACAACCCGATTGAAGTGCAGCAGCGACTTGATTTCTTCTTTGACGCTTGCATCGAAGCCAGAATCTCCCCTGTGGTGGAATGGATTGCGCTGGTGCTTGGCATCGAATGGCCTAGCCTGAGACAGATTATGGCGGGCAAGCGCCGTGACGACAGCTTGCAGCAGAAGTACATCCTCAAGCTGATTCTGCAAATGCAGTCCATGTGGGCATATAACGGTATGTATGGTCAGGAGAACCCGGCAGAGTGGATTTTCCGAGCCAAAAACTATTTTGGTATGCGTGACAACGTGGAAGTTACCATTGCACCGCCCGAACAACCGTTGGGCGATGCCCAGAGCGCAGAGCAGCTCGCCCAGAAGTACCAGACGGCTTTGCCGAAGGAGATTGACGTGGAGTACAGAGAGGTGGACGACCAATGCAAACCGACAGAGGAATCTACCATAAGCGAGTATGCGACCGCTGCGGAACAGTACATGGCGGTAGAATGATGAACCCTGACGAATACTTCAAAGATTGGGCGTGGCGCAGGGACACAGGCGACCTGTGCCCGGAGTGCTACGATGAGTATAAGCGAGTGATCGGACGGTTTAATGGGGGAAAGAGAGGGCAAAGAAAATGACGAGATGTTCTATATGGCGTTGCAAACAGTGTGGCATGGTTATTTACAACGCCAAAGATGCGAAAATTCCTGACAATGCGTTTGACGAACTTTTTGGGCTTGAGACTATTTGCAACAATTTAATGGGCTTTAGCCTGCCGACAGTCAAATATACGCACAGATGCGACGCGCAGACCATCGGCCTGTGTGAGTTTATCGGTTGGAGGAAGCAAGAATGATTTACTGTACCACCGAACATTGCTCTTGCATGGGAATCAAGCAGTTCTCCGCTGGCAAGGCTATCCGATGCACGGCAGAATCCTGTAAGAACAAATCCGAGCCGTCCTGTGGCTCTTGCAAATGGTACGCAGAGCCGGAGGGCGTGTGTGTGAACGACCAGTCAGAACACGTTGCAGACTTCGTGTGGGACGAACGTGGCTGCAAGGAATGGGAGAAAAGAGAAAATGACAACTAAAGAAATATTCGCCATATTTGTTTTGGGGTCGCTCATAACATTCTTTGTTGGAGCCTTTGTCACGATTTTTGAAATGTTTCTTTGGGATATGACCGATGACATTTCGCTTGGATGGTCGTGGAGGCATCCAGAACATTCAACAATTATTCATGCAATGATAGTGGCAGCTATTAACGCGACTGTCTTTGGCGGTGGTCTTTTAGCTGTATGGCTGGCGAAAGGATGAAAAAAATGAGCTATGATATTTTACTGTGCGACCCTGTAACGCATAAACCGCTCAAAGCAGACAGTACGCATTTTATCGCTGGTGGTATGCGCGCTATGGGTGGTACAAAAGAACTGTGGCTCAACGTCACCTATAATTACGCTCACTTCTATTATCAACCGGAAGTGTTTGGTGAGAACGGCATCCGCTCCATCTACGGCAAAACAGGCGCAGAGAGCATCCCGATGCTTGAAAAGGCCATCTCCGCACTTGGTGATGATGTGGACGATAGCGACTACTGGCACGCCACAGAGGGCAACGCCAAACGCGTTTTGTATGGTTTGCTGGCGTTTGCAAAGATGCGGTCTGACGGCGTATGGGATGGAGATTGAAAGGAGAAAGGAAAATGCCGATATATGAAGTCGCTTTAGGCATCGTTTCGACAACGATGGTTGGTATGTTGTTTGTATCTCCCATTTATCTGTTTGAACGATATATCATTTTGGAAACTTTGGATGAATATATTGACAGCACCGTTATCAAAACCATAGTCTGCATTGCTATCAATTTATTTATTTTCTTAATCGGATATGCAATCGGTCTTGCTACTGCGGAGGTATAACAATGTCTAATTATCCAGAATACCTTGAACGAAACGCACTTATTGAAAGAATCGAGAAAGCATATTGCAATGGCTGCGAGAACTACAATGGAGTTAGATGCCGCGCTTGCGGTATTAGCGATGCCATTGACGTTGTGGAAGATGCCCCAACAGCCTTAGAGCGTACTGCTGAATGGATTGCGCAAGACGAAGATAAGACGAGGTTCATGTGCAGTAATTGCCATGCGAGAAACAATCGAGACCGATACAACTACTGCCCGAACTGTGGTTCTTTGATGGAGAACAGGTTATGAGTAACACACTCTGGCATCCAGCAAGCGAACAGCCACGAGAGCGGACGCAGCCTTTGTTACTTGCGACTAAGACAACGTGGCGTGATAAAGATGGAAAAATGTTGCAAGGAATTTCGCCGACAGCGTACTTTCTAGGCTGTTACGCAGACGGTCAGTTCTGGGATGAGATAGGCGAGAGACTGCCAAAAGATGTGACAGTGACGCATTGGATGGCGTTTCCGATGGTATAGGAGGGCTAAACATGACAAACAAGAAGTTTGGCATTATCGTTATGGACTTGAGTTTTTTCGACTTTGGGCCGAAGCCGCCTTGCGGGTACATCAAGGCAAAACATATCCGCCCAGCGTACGGCAAAGGCAAAAGGCCTGTAAAGGCGCATAAGCGAATCACGAGAACGAGAGAGGGATTTAAGAAATGACGCTTGATGAGAAAATTGTGGTGTCCGCTTACACTGGATATTTGATGTGTGACTTCAACGAAGTTCATAGGTACATTGAAAATCTGCTAGGCAGACCTGTATTTACACATGATCTTGCGCTCAGAATGATTCAGGATGAAATCAGGGAGAAATCCAAAGCTGATTTTCTAAAAATTTGTGCGGACAAGGAAGTCCGTCTTGGCTTGGAGAAAGGGTAAAAAATGGAAGAACTCAAAAGATGCCCGTTCTGCGGCAAGAACGCAGTTTACATTGGTGTGTGTGACGATGAAGGCAACGTTCATGGTCATTTGGGATGCGAGTACGAACAAGACCCGTGGAGCGGGCTTTCTTATGACTTGCATCACGAAGGATGGGGCAAATGTATCCTTTGCACGGATGGAGACAATCAAAGCATGGGTGGCGCACTGTTTGACACGGAAGAGGATGCTGTCGAAGCATGGAACAAACGCTACAAAGAGGATTGAATATGGAGCAGAAGCACAAGCCGAGAACATCAATGATTCTTCTGCTGGAACACGTTCATGCTATGGACGAGCTGAAAGACGAGGAATTTGGGGCGTTCGTCCGCAACTACGCACACTACGTCGAGACTGGACTTGAGCCAGCATACGACAACGACCGTGCTATGCGGATGCTCTGGAAAGTTGTAAAGGCGTTTGACGATATGAACGTACAGAAGATGGAAGAACGTGATAAGCGTAGACGAGAAGCAAACAAGAAAAATATAAACAAGCGTTGGAAAGATAAAAAATACGAAAGCATACCAATGGTATCACAGGATACGAATGGTATAAATGGTATACCAAACATACCAACTGATACGAATGGTAGCTTATCTGTATCTGATTCTGTATCTGAATCTGATAAAAAAGAAAAATGTGAAAAGAAAAATACCAACGAAGTCAAACGCTTCAAGGCACCGACTATCGAGCAAGCCAAATCCTACTTTTCCGAAAAGGGATACGGCGGACTGGAAGCAGAGCGGTTTGTTGACCACTTCACGGCAAATGGCTGGAAGGCCGGTAAATCGCCTATGAAGGACTGGAAAGCTGCTGCACGGAACTGGATGCGTAACGTGAAGGACTGGAACGGTGGCTATCAGCAGACAATGGCTGAATTGCCTGACGAGGGAGACTTTCTGCGGTGAATATTGAAAATCAGACCCAATACATCCTGCTGGGGGCAGTCCTCACGTTCTCGGAATACGCCGATGTGCTGCAAGACCTTAAAATCGACGATTTTTGCCCTGAATTGCGTGATACATTTGCTGCCATTCTTGGCTATTGGGAACACAACGACAAGTGGAACCCGGTAGAAGTCATGGGGCGGTACGATAACTGCAAGAAAGCAATGGGCGAATGTCTAGATGCCTTTGGCGCAGAGTTCATCCGCAACGTCACCCATGACATGATGCTTGGATGGGCTGGAGTCGTCAAGGAACAGGCGGCATTGTCAAGAGCCAGAGAAATTGCTTTCAAAATCGTTGATGGCTCGACCCGATACGCAGACTTGACGGGCATCTATGAGCAGCTAGGCGAAGCTATCAACCTGCACAGCGAGAGAAGCGATTTCATCCCGATGTGCGATGGCATAGACAATTACATCCGCAAGCTGGATGATAAGCCGGAGTATATCAGCACAGGGCTTAGAGTGCTGGATAACAACTTGCATCTTGTGCCAGGCAACTTCGTTGTGATCGGCGGAAGACCCAGCGCAGGTAAAACCGCACTGTCGTTGCAGCTTGCTTGTGAAATAGCCAAGAACGGACGCAAGGTGGCATATTTCAGCCTAGAGACAGACCCTGATACGCTTTATGCTCGTATTATCGCAAATCAACTAGGCGTACCGCTGCACACAGTCAAAAACAAGACCGTCAGCATTGACGAACTTGACCGACTGGCAGCCATCAAGAAATATCCGCTGTATGTCCGCTCTGCCGCTGGTAAGAGTGTTGGATGGATTAGAACGCAGTCCATCAGGATGCAGGCAAAAGTGGTGTTCATCGACTATTTGCAGCTTATCCATCAAGCCGGAGCGAAAGACCGATACAGTGCCGTCACGGAAATCAGCATGGCACTGCATGAGTTCGCACAGTCCACAGGAACGCTTGTGGTGGCACTTGCACAGCTCAATCGAGAGACCGCAAGAGCGGGCATCCCACCGACCGCCGCAGACTTGCGAGAATCCGGACAAATCGAGCAGGACGCAGATGCAATCATCCTGCTGGCACAGAAAGTAAAAACGCAAAAGAGACCAGAAGAACATTATCATTTTGCGCTTGAGAAGAACAAAGAGGGCAACGTGGGGTCACTGGACATCACGTTCCAGATGGAAACACAGCAGTTCAAAGAATGCGTGTGGATGTAACATCGCTTCTGCGCTCGTATTGTCACAATAGAATAGGCAAGAAAAACAGACAACAGGGTTTGGGCGATAAAGTTACCGTCTGAACCCCATAAATATTTTTCGTCAATGAAATAGCAGGCGCAAAAGAGCTACCAGCGATGGTGGCTCTTTTCGTTTTTTTTTTTTTGTCAACTCCACGAGAAACCCTGTTTTAAGGCGTTTCAGATGCTAGACGATAACTTTTAT